AGACGTTGCTTTCACTACATTTCCTGAACCTGTTGTCGCAAGATTACCGAGAACTCCTGCGTTGTCATACAAAATATATCCTGTCGTGCCGTTCGAAACTGATGTTGTTCCTACAGTGATGCTTGCAGACACCGCCGTTACTGTGCAGCTGCCTCCCAATGTACAAGTTTGGCTATTAACTGTAGTTGAAGTGTTAACAAGATCAGCATTCGTTACAAGCCCTGTTGCTGTGAACGAAGAAGTAACAGTCAAATTAGAAATCGAAGGAGACGTTGCTTCCACTACATTTCCTGAACCTGTTGTCGCAAGATTACCGAGAACTCCTGCGTTGTCATACAAAATATATCCTGTCGTGCCGTTCGAAACTGATGTTGTTCCTACAGTGATGCTTGAAGACGCCGCCGTTACTGTGCAACTTCCTCCCAATGTACAAGTTTGGCTATTAACTGTAGTTGAAGTGTTAACAAGAGCAGCATTCGTTACAAGCCCTGTTGCTGTGAACGAAGAAGTAACAGTTAAATCGGAAATGGAAGGAGACGTTGCTTCCACTACATTTCCTGAACCTGTTGTCGCAAGATTGCCAAGTAATCCACTATTGTCATATAAAATATATCCTGTTGTGCCGCTCGAAACTGTTGTCGTTCCCACTGTAATTCCAGTAGCTGCCGCCGTAACTGTGCAGCTACCACCCAGCGTGCAGGTTTGGCCATTCACTGTAGTTGAAGTGTTAACAAGATCGGCATTCGTGACCAGTCCCGTCGCCGTGAATGAAGAATAAACAGTCAGATTGGAAATGAATGGCGAAGTTGCTAATACCGCACTCCCAGATCCAGTCGTTACAAGATTACCGAGCACTCCTGCGTTGTCATACAAAATGTATCCGCTGGTTCCGTTGCTTACCGTCGTTGTACCTACTACAATATCAGCGCCTGTTGCTGTAATTGTGCAACTGCTACCCAGCGTACAGATTTGACCATTCACTGTAGTAAAATCGTAAGAAAGTGCTGCAATGGGAATAGTTGTACTGGCAGTTACAGCACTGCTGCTATTGGCATAAAGATACCCTGTCAAACCTGTGATGGTAATACCAGGCAAAATTAAATTCCCGGTCATTGTGCCACCAGTCAGACTTAATTTGGCATTGAGTGCTGTCTGCAAATCTGTTTGATTACTAAGAATCCCTGCAATTTGACCCCATACGGCACCGGCAATTTGCGATTGAGGATACAAGCCCGTCATAGTGAGTGAAGAAGGATAGGTGTTGGGAGAAATACCTCCACTTAGCACCACATCATAACCTTGATTCGCTGCTGCAAAAAAAAGCCACGCACCTTTTGATGTAGCTGTAAATGGATTTGACAAAGGTGTTTCCGAAGTATCAGCATAAATTGTTGCAAGCGTTGTTGTTCCAGTCGAATAAACTGTTACTGTGCAACTCGGAATAATTCCCTGCTGATAATTACTTGAATGCAACCCCGATGTTACTGTTTGAATGCCACCAAGAACGCAATAATTCGTAATCGCTGCGATCTGCGAGAATGCCGTGCCAGAAAACAAAATCGGCAAAATCAGTAGCCACTTTTTCATCGCTTTATCCTGTTTGTTCCTAGTTGCTCGGAATGTGTCGTACCAGCGTGACCGGCGATGGATAAGTATTTGGAGAAATACCACCGCTCAGCACAATGTCATAGGTTTGACCAGTAGCAGCGTAGAAGAGCCATTGACCAGCATTCGTGGCAGTAAATGGATTACTCAGCGTGTCATCAGAAGCATCGGAATAAAGCGTTGCTAATGCTGGTGTCATAGCAGCAGAGATCGTTGCTGTCCCTGAGCACGTTGCCGTGCCGCTTGAAAATGTCGCCGTTGTTGGGGTTGTAGAATAAACACCAATTGGTTCGGGAATAGTAAAAGACGTGCCGCTCAAAATTGAGTTGGTTCCGGTAAGCGCAATTGTTCCTGTGCCATTAGTCGTTCCGCCGAGAAAGGTTGCTGTGCAGGTTTGCCCAGTGGTTCCGGTCACAACACCACCGTTTAGATAGGTTGCATTTTGCACAGAATACAGAGAGTCAAGATAAACAGTAACTGTGCATTGCGAAATAATTCCCTGCATATAGTTACTTGATTTCAAACCGGAAACAGAAGCTTGTACTGCTCCCAAAACACAAAAATCGTTAATCACCGATGTCTGCGAAAACATCGGCACGGCAAACAAAAACAAAAACCATGCAATCTTTTTCATTTCTCACCTTCTTAACGAAGCCATCTTAGTGAACTCTTCGTGCCACAATGCTTCCATCCGCATTCAATGTTCCTGCGTTGAAAGTTCCTGTCGCTACCAGACAGTAAGTAGTCGTTGTTGAGATGAGTGCCTGTTGTATTGAAACTGAAGAACCAAAGTTTGCAGAACTCGCTGTCAAAACAGGAGGATTTAGATATACTTCCTGCCCGGTTGTTACCTGGGAAGGTGATGAACATCCTGTACCGCTGTTGATACTCAACTCAAAAGTATTGCCCACAGCAACCGTAGCCGAAGTCGCGAGAAAATTTCCGGATGCCGAAACATTCCAATCACCTGCTGTCAAGGAAATGGAAGCAACTACAGCCGGTGTTGCATTTGTAAGCGTGACAGCCGAACCGGAAGGAACCAGAGACTGGATAATCTGTCCAATGTATCCGGTCGATGCGGCTACTCCATCTACCTCTCCATAGATATTGACTTTGCTTCCGCTCGTCGAGTTACCCACCGTCACTGTTTTTGCGTTTGCATTAGTGCCAATATTGACCGCACCAGTTGTACCGCTATCTAATGTGACTGTGCCGGTTGTGCCGGATTGAACGGTCAAAGCAGTGGTGGCAAGAGACGTAATTGAACCCAGAAAGTTCGTCGGCCCCTGGTATCCGGCGATCAGTGTGCAATTGGTAATTGGCGCAAGATTAAAGCCGTAGGCGACATAGGTGGTCGTGCCGGATACGCAAGCTACGCCTGTTCCTGTACCGGTAATCAAGCCGCTAAGCGCATGGAGCGTTGAGACGGTATTGGCCGTTGGCAGGTAAATATTGGCTGTCCCTGCCACGGTGCTCAACAGACCGCCGTTGAGCAGCAATTGCCCACCCACAGTCATATCGATGTTGTAGCCGCTCGTCTTCGTAATGTTTGGGTTATAAAGTGCCAGCGTTGCACTTGTGCCACCGGACTTGATTCCCATGCTGCCGGTCAGAGCCTCGCCGTAAAGCAGACCATTTACTGTTAGAGTATTGCTATTGCCGCTTAGATTTACGCCGTACATGTGACTATAACAACCCGAACCCAGCACTACATTACCGCCACTGTAACTGCCTCCATGCCGTTCACTGCGCTGCTGACTAGAACAGGTCGAATAGGTGACATTTCCGACAGTGTTTAGATCGTAGATGGTCATCGGAATTGAATTGGTCGTAACTCCGCCACTGAAAGTCCAGGTTGAATTGTTCCCGTAGATAATTGTTGGAATCGCGGGAAACGTCGCCGCAGCGGACATTGAATAGGCTGAATTGGGACTACTCCAGATTGAAACAAGTCCTGTGCTGGGAACAGCCGCAGCCAGCGCAGTAAGCGTCTGGTAAGGGCGCTCAATAGTACCGTCAGCCGTATAGCTATCTGTGCGATTGCCGTCCAAAGTTAGCATTGATGTATCTGTTGCCGGATAAACAAATGCGGTTGTGCTGGCCGCTGTTTGATAAGGCTGGGCACCTGCAGAGCCACCAGATAATGCAGACACAGGACCTACAACGCTTTTAGCGTGCAGCACAGCATTTGGTGTACTACTACCCAAGTAAATGTCTGTAACTGAACTATTGCCAATGACAGCCGTATTAGATCCTGCGCCTGTTACGCCTTGACCGATGACGATCTCGTTACTGTCCCCTGCGGCTGATACAGCGGTGCCAGCTCCCAAACATAATAGGTTGCTTCCAGTCGTTGCATTTGAACAGGAATTGGAACCATATACAGAGTTTGAATTACCCGAAGTTAATGCCAGACCAGCATACAATCCTACGCCTGTGTTGCTATATGAAGATTCACTTTGTAAAGCCGCAGATCCGATACCGACATTACCGTATCCACTAAACGGATTTGCTGCTGATAGTACAGATGCCCCAAGCGCTAAATTGTCGTGACAGGTTGTGCAATACAACCCAGCATAAGTTCCTCCCATAAAATTGTTGTATGCTGTAGTTGATGTGCTCATAACTGACGGGCCAATAGCTATGTTATTGTTGCCCGTGGTTGTAGTTGGAAGTGCCTGGAATCCAATGGAATAATTTTGGTTCCACGCATTGATTGCAAGAGGCACATTTCCGGCATTGTAATGCACTATCGTATCGTTATAAGTTTCAAAAACCCCAAACATTGCACTATCGCCCAGAGAAGGCATTGCATTGTATAATCCCGAAAAACGATTAAACGTATATGCCGCTGGTAATGCAGCTAAAATACAATTATGGGAACAGTAAAAATCGTTATTGTTGACATTTTCTAAAATCTGAATGTCGTTTGTGTTTCCAGCAGTAGTAACTATCCCAAAGTCGCTAAATACAACATATTCACCAACAGACAAACCATATAGATCACCACCTTCAATATCAGAATCGCGCATACTTAGAGCAACTACATTGTACGGATACGTGCCCACAACAGAAATAACCGTTCCTGTCCCATCTGCACCGACTGAACTGTCCTGTACGTGTAGTCGGTTGAATGTCACGTTGTTCAGTTCGCCCACGAGAGATTCCACTAGCATAGATGGAATCGTGCTATTTCCATTTGCTACACTTTTTGGATATGCCCGTATATAAATGTCATTAAGTGTCAAATTTCCATAGTCATTGCCAGAGGTATTATTGTTAATCAGGTTCAGTCCGGTATTTATATTATATGCAAACAGTCGATCAGCCTGAATATCTTGAACATTAACAAAGTTCCATGCTCCCGATGTACCATTCACAGTCGTACTACCAATCGCATATAAATCACTGAACCTTGAAAACGCCGCCCCTACGATTTGCGCACCACCTAAACTAATTGCATAATTCGTGTAGTTTGTAAAAGCGGCATTTAAAATTCCAGCACCACGAATGTTAGAACCTGTAAAGCAGGTGGTAATTCCAGCACAATCAAAAACGGTTCCACCATTCAAAATCATGTTAAGATCAGGCATACTTCCGGAAACAACTTCCATCCTTGGAAGTACACCCTGCACAGTGACACCACTGCACATACTTATCGTGCTAGGAATGGAATACGTCTGCGAGTGTGCAAGTAATATAACGGCACTCCCCGCACCCGTATTGTTTGTGCCTGCGTAACTACAGGCTGCCGTGTAGGCCGCAGTAAAGTTGGCGTAGTAATTTGCATCGATAGTCAGCGTGCCGCTGTCAATTCCAAGGTTTGTGCGTGCACCTGCTACCGTCGTGGCGCTTGTGCCCCCATTTGCTATGGGAATATCAGAAACCCACGAAGGGGCCGCCCCAGATGAACCGTTTCCAGTCTCGGAGAGAAACTCTAAAGAAGATGATGTATTCGGAGCCAGCATGGATGTGACGCTTACTGCGCTCTGATATGGAATTGACCCCAAAACGCCGCCAGATAATCCGCTGGAAATTCCGCCAATAAACGCAGTATAGGTACCACCATTGCAGTAATAAGGAGTCCATGTCGTCGTCAATGTAAAGATGGCACTTCCACTACACGAGGATGGGAGCGTTGCACCAGATTGAAACGACGTTGCCGTATAATTTCCAACAATAATCTGTCCATTCATTACGGTGGCCAAAACTCCTAGTCCAAACATCGTCGATAAAAATGCAATCAGTTTTTTCATCGTCTTACCTCGTCAACAGCACAGATATGTTCACGGAGTTGGTTAACGTAACAAGTTTGACGCGCACATATTTCGTATAAAACGATGGCAATTCTATCCGCGTTACATACGAAGCATTCAAACCGGCAGTAATCGCATCAACCGTTACGTAATGCGAATCCTGATCGATGTCTGCATCTTGAAGATCGACCTCAAAAGCGCCTGGATTTCCGCTAAAAAAAATCTCAAGCGAAATGCCCCACGGATAAAACGAGCGGTTGACTCTCTCAACCTGACAAGCAATGCTTGCCGTTCCTGCTCTAACCGATTCGTTGTTCCACAAATACAGTTGCTGATTGTCGCGAATTAAAATTGCCTGCGATGATCCTGGATAGCCCGGCATCTTATGCTCCCCATCCGCCAACATTGAGTTGGCCTTCCACCGTGGCATATGGTTCACCGAATGCAGACGGGAATCTCTGCATTTTGGTGAAATACAAATCCACCAGATTTCTGTCCATGTTGCGAATCAGCTTCAGACGGTTGTCATATTCGGCGCGCGCGGCCTGCATAAGAAATTGCCAGTTTGCTCCGGCTCCGCGTTCCATCTCATCGCCCTTCTGCGATTCCTTCCACAGATAAAGCATTTCGTAGGCGCGCAATTTGACTAACTCTTCTGTCAATGGAAATGGCAAAGTATCAGAAGAATTGACCAGCGTTGGCCAATTTACCTGGCAACCGAAGGTGTAGGGCAATTGTGTAATCGGATGCGGCCACAGTTCAAAGAGCATTTGTCCATAGGTCGCGCTTCCGGTACGTGTATCCACTCGGTAAGGAACCACATAGAGCGGTTCATCAAAATCCGTTCGTTCTGCATCTTCATTTGAAAGATCTATTTCTGTTTTGCTCCACCAATCCATCGAATTGTTATTGGTGGTATCGCGAATGTTGTACCAGCGTTTGAAGCCAGATGGAGCCGGGAAATATGCCTGGTACGCCATATAACCCGCTTTGGTCTGCGCCGGTTCCATCCATGGACGATCAATCGTCAGCACTACAGCAGAAGTATTTGTGGCATCTAGCGCAATGACGCTGTAAAGCGAATAATACGGAACGCGAATTTGATATTGCGTGATCAACGGGGGATTTGTGATCGTTGCGATCCACGCAGCGGAAGCTGTGGCATCGCCGGTGATTGTGTCTGTAAATGGCGTGACGGTAATCTTACCTGGACTAAGAAACTCTATCGATGGACCACCCAACAATCCGGGCGTCAACCAGCCACCATCCTGCAGTTGAAAGCTCCAGACATTTTCGTTCTGAATCGTAGCCAATGATTCATTGAGCTTGGTTTTAACCAAGCCAAGATTGCATCCGGGAATACCGAGCAATTCTTGAATCATGTTGGCAAAAGCCATACTTTTCTCCTGACAAAAACGGCTCTGCAGATCGCTCCGCAAGAGCCGCTAATGTGTCTCCGGGAGAGACTTTGTTAAAACTGCCCGACCAACGCTGCAATCTGAAACGTTTTGGTCGAGAGATTTCCACTGGCTTGCCCCCCAGCAGCCAGGTAGTAATACAGATTCCATGTTTGCCGAGTTCCCGAACCAGATGGTCCAGCAATCGCAAAAATGGTACCGTCGGTTGACATCACGCCGCCACAAACTGCGTCGATGTAATAGTTAGGCAAAGCAAGTGAAATTGGATCTTCTGCACCAGCGGTATAAGCTGTTGGTCCGGTACCGATTCCGACGAAAAGTCCGCGCCGTCCTACAAACTCCGGATAGAGTGCTCCACCACCTGCGCCTTTTCCAAGTGCTGTAAGAATCATTGCCGCTCCTTACTGCAATCGCTCAACAGTGTGCAGGGATGAACATTACTGTTCATCCCCAACTTCACCTAGTCTTGAACCACCGGCAAATTCAATTGCACCTTGAACAGGTTGTTGGCGCTGCCTGTGTCAATAGATGTACCAATGGTCGCCAAAGCATAGGTTGTCGATCCGCTTGTGACGAGACCGGTGCTGGCGGAATTTACAAAGTTCCCAGCCGTAATGGATCCATTCGCGAGACACGATGCGGTTCCGAGTTCCTGAACGAATCCATAATTACCAGGTGTAATGGAATTCAGGTAGACAACTGCTCGCCCGGTCTGAACTGGGGCCTGATCATAACTGGTCACTTCGTTTGGCGTGGTGTTCAATTGCGCCGCAACAGTTCCAACAGAACCTCCGGTCACCAGAGTGAACGTTGGCACGGAAGTGAAGCCATAACCGCCCTGCAACACGGTCGCCGAAGTTACCGTGCCACCGGAACCAACAACTACCTGAATCAGTGCACCAGTACCACCGCCACCAGAAGATGCAATCTGATAAGTACCAGCAGTCTGACCAGAACCTGCACTGGTAATGACAACCGATTGCACAGTGCTTCCAGAACGCAGATAGCCAATCGTTCCTGTCTTCACGTAGGCTGCTGTTGCGCCGGAGTCGACATGCACAAAACGATATCGGCCAGCAAACAGAGTGCCGTTGGTCGTGTAAGATCCCTGAAATGCTTCCTGATTGGTGGCATCAAAGAAATCGCCAAGATTCAGGCCACCTGCCGCAAAAGGCTGACCAGTGCGGAGATCCGTAAGCGCGGTCGGCGACGTGAAGTTTCCGTTATTCCACGCTAACCATGTAGGTACAATAGGCTGAAATGGCAATTTAGTTCTCCTTCTGCGCAAGCTGAATTTCCGTAGCAGCGCTATTGACTAAATCCTTGACATCCGACACATTCAACAAATCCCATCGATCTTCCATCGCAGCTGTCTTGTCTTGGCTAATTTTCAACCAATAACTTTTGGCATACGAATTCGACTTTGAGATACTGCCCCTGCGCGGAAAATAAATCCGCTTGTTTTTGATCGATGTCGGAATAATCCAAAATCGATCTTCATCAATACCCCACAGCACAAAGAAATCAGCTACGCTTTGATATGATCTGAATTTTTGCGTTGATTGATGATTTGCTGTTTTTGGGTCATAGATTGCTCTGCGCAAATCAAACGCATAAACGCCTTCTCTGTACATCGCAGTATTCTGAAAAATCAGGCGAGCACATTTGACCTGAATTTTCAATCCGTTTCCAAGCACTAGGTCGTAACCTTCATCAACGCCGGGGAACAGTATGTTATGGCCGCACAAAGCCAACTGCGAAGCTGCAGCATAAACGCCAGCTTGGCCAATCAATCGAAAACCTGTTCCGCCACGCGGCATGACTTCCTCCTAGGCCGTGAATCCAAATGCATAATCGTTATGCCGCGGCTGGGTATTGTAAAGGTTCGTTCCGAGGCGCATGAAGAGCGCATCGATACTGACGTTGTTCGGCATCGGTGCCCGGCGCAGACCAAAGTTCCAGCCTTTCTTATTCGTTGGCCGGATCTTGAAACTTTCTGGCTCAAGGAAGTAGAGAACTTCCGAAGGCTGAATCGTGGTACTCGAAGGCAGTCCGGAACCAGTAGGCGAAACCGAAACGTTCGCACCGTTTTTGGTAAATTGCGGAGTCGTAAAGGCCACTGTAGTCGTACTGGACCCAACACCGTCTGCCAGATTGGTATTGCCGGCAGCACCGTTCGCCGGAGCAAGCTCGATGTAGTTCTGGGCCTGAGCTGAAGGTGCCAGCGGATCGGCATAGATATCGACACCGTTAAAATTGAATCCATCCCACTTGATGTCATGCTTTGTATTGCTGACATCGCGGCGTTGCGCATCCAAAGCAATCGCAATAGCCTTGAATCCGAATACGTTGGTAATGCCCAGCGTCGGATTGCCACCAGCAACCTTGCACTGACTCCACAACTGCATCAAAGCAGCAAAATCGATCTGACCGGTAGCGCCAGTCGAAGTGCCCAGATAAAGTGGTGTGGTATTCAGTGCTGTGCCGATATTGCCATTGCGTGCCTGACCACCATAGTTGGTGTAAATATTGCCAAAAACAGAGGGGTCGATACCGTTGTTCAACGCTTCATCCAAACCGTTGATGGTCTTGATGCGGTTGTCCTGAACGGTTGACGAAGAAGGCTGTCCATGGCGGAAAGAATCCATCTCTTGCATGGTGTTCATGGTCATTACCATGGCTTCCATGTAGAGCTGATACTCATCCACAATCCGCGACGGACCGGAGTTGATTACACCGCCTGTACCGGAACCATCATCCATTTCCCAATCGTCCAGCGGATACCAGGTGGCATACGCTTTGGGCAGAAACTTAATGCCGGTATTGATCTGTTGGCGGGTCACGGTCACGGTCTGGCCGGGATTCACTGCGGCACCCTGTGTACGTCCATACAGGATGCCTTCCATCATGCCAGCGCCGCCCAGGAATTCATCCCACACGCCAGCCCTGCGCAGCTTGGCCTGGAACGGAGTGTCCACGAAAAGGTTATTAAAAACTACATTTTTTCGGACACTTTCCAGGTTCGAGGCGTCGATTTCATTGTACAATGGGTCGGTAGGCATAACTCATTTCCTCTCAGTCACTTAGGACGCTTTCCGTGTTGCTACAACCGTCAGTAACTGCTTCTTTTTCTGGTAATACTCAGAACGTTGTGCGCGGCGTTTCTTACCCGTTGCGCTGATTCGACGGTCGCGTTCTTCTTCGTAAAACGAAAGCAATTTGCTTTGAAGAACGCTGACAGGAATTCCAATTGGAGAGGCACTGCGCAAAAATTCAAGTGCATTAGTACCGTCAAGTTGTTCTCTGCGGCGAACAGTCAAAAACTCATAGATCAAGCACATGAAAATGCGCGCTCTGTCACCGCAGATATCCCAGGTGTGAACGCCTATGCCTGCGCCGTTATCGCGCACGCTTCCACCAAACCAATCGCGAAGGCGATACAGCAGTTCTGGATCTTTTTGCGTAACCGAAGCCATGAAGCCGCGCTTTGTGTGTCCACATAACCGACATGTCCCTTCGCCCTCGTAGATCCCGGCAGACCAAGCGACATCTATGGCGCTGGGAATCTTTGTAGCTTCAAGTTCCGGTCGATTTGGGCGTGTCCAGTTGTTCATTGCGCTTCCATGTTTTGGCTTCAAACAGAAATGGCTCAAGCCATTTCTGACTTGAGCCATTGCTGATTCCCTGAAGGGGGGCATGTGTCTCGATGATTCAGTTACGTCAACTGCGCAGAGTTATGCTGCTACCTGCTGCTCTGCAATCTCATGTTTAATTGCCTGTGATGTTGCTTGTCGACGCTGTTGTTCGTTCAAAGCCAGCGGGTCAGGCCGGTCACCGGATTTCACTGCTCGTGAAACTTCTGTAAAACGAGAAGGCTGTGCAATCTTTACGTCGGGATTGCTACCAATCTTCTCCGCCCATTTGCGATCAGTTTCTTCAATCGCTTTTTGTCGGGCTTTTTCGGCTTCTGCCAGCTTTGCTTCGTAAGGTGCAGTCGCTTCAGCTGCGACTTTGGCATCATGTTCCTGCTGTACCTTCTGCCGCACGGCTGCTTCCTTGCCAGAAAAATCGTATTTTCGCGCTACATAATCACGGAATGGCAAACGGGCATTCGTTGCTTCTTCTGAAAGCTTGTCGAAAGAATCCGGCAAGAACTGACCACCGCTCAATCTCTGATATTCCTGCATTGCCCAGCCAATATTACTAATTCCATTTCCTAACCGCTGATCAATGGCTTCCATCGTGAAAGTTGGACTTCCTGGTGTTCCACCAGGAGCATTGGCAACGTAGCGTCCCTGCGAATCACGCGGTTGAGTTGATTGATCTGTTGAACTGAATAAATTCTGTGTCTGGTAAGCTGGTGCTTCTGCCGGAATAAATCCTGCTGCGCGGCCTGCCTCATTCTGTGCTTTCAGAAATGCCAACTGCGCTTCCAGATTGGCCTTTTCGTTGCCCCAGTTATTGAGTGCCGGCGCAATGCTTTCGTCATAAAACTGTCGATTTGATCGCTGTGCAACTTCTGCTGCTTCCTGAGCTTGTGTTGCTGCCTGACGTTCCTGTTCGGCTTTTGCTGCCGCTTCTGCTGCTGCCTGCCGTTCTTGTTCGGCTTTTTGTGAAGCCTGCAGTGCGGTCTGCCGTTCCTGTTCAGCAGCACTCAAAACTCCGGTGAAAGCAGTGATTGCTTTTGCGTCCAGCGCCGCAATCTGCTCATCATTCAAACCGGATTGTTTTAATATTTCCTGGACTGTCGGCATTTCTCGTGTTCTCCCGGAACATTGTTAATATTGCGGTTGCTGGCCAACTGGTGTCGGTTGGGGAGGGCTGACCAAAGCCGTCTGCATTTCCTGAATTCCCTGTGAAACCTTTTCAGCTCCTGCCGCAAGACGTGGATCGGCAGATGCCATTTGCTTTGCGGTTTGATACCAGCGCGCAAGTAGCATTTGCAGCGGATTAGCGGGAGCCTGCGAAGGCGGGGTCTGCGGAGGAGCACCCTGATCGGGAGCACCCTGCGGCGGAGCACCTGCTCCTTGTGGAGGAGCGGCACCCTGACCTTGCTGATCGGGCATTGCTTGAGGCATCGTTGCCATTGAATCTCCAATATGCAATGCCCCCGCAAACAGAGATCTGTCTGCGGGGGCTACTAACTACGCCTTGATGGCGCTCCTCTTGCCACGACCCTTGCGTCCGCCCTTGCGGCCACGGCCCTTTTTCAAATGGCTGGCTTTGATTGCGCTGACATGCTTGCGTCTTGCCATGATGTTTTCTCCTTGGGCTGAAATAGAAATGGCTCAAGAGCCATTTCTGGTCCTGAGCCATTGCTGATTCCCCAAGGAGGGGGGGCATGTCGCTCGATTGATTCTGTTACACCAATATTCCGAATTGTTTTTTGTGTCAAGACCAAAATTACAAAATTTTTTCACCAATCCCGAGTAAAGCACGAATTTCGTTTGCCTGGGATTCTGAAATCTTTGTTCGCTGTTCGACGTTTACGCCCTGCACATTGCCTTGGTTATATTGGATAACCATTTTTCCGTTTGTCTTGGTAGCTTTCAGCACTTCATCCACCTGCGACACGTTTGTGGGCAATTCAATGCTGACTTCGGTCAGGTAGTAGTCTTTTTGAACTTTGATTTCAACAGCCATCGATTTCTCCTTACGATTCCGAAACTACCGTCCGTGGATTTCCGCCCTGAGCGCCCTTTTGTCTGAGTTTCGGGCTTTTGCTACCACTTGGTGGTCGACCACCTCCGCCACCTTTGCTGCCACCTCCACCGCCGCCTTTGCCACCCTTACCACCTTCACCGCCCTGCGGAGGTTCCATTCCCAGTTGTTTCATCAACTGTGCGGCTTGTGCAGCCGCAATAATTTTCAATTTTTGCGTTTCAAGTTCTTCATTGAACCATTTTTCGTGTTCGGTGTTGCCGGGCACCTCTCCATAGTTCTGCACATCCAGCTTCTTCATAACTGTGGACCACGAAATTGGCGCATTGCCACGTTTTAACTGCAGATATTTCAATTGCTCCTGCATTTGCGTAATGCGCAGCAAGGTGCTGGGCACAGAAACCAGTCGAATCTGTCGCGCAAACCAGCGTGCACGTGTTAGCTGGTCATATTGCGATGGCGTATTCGGGAATATTCCATTCACCATCTCATCTGGTAAATGGCTGGGAACTAATTCGTCGGGATTAAAATCAAAAACTTCCCGTGCGATATTGTCTGGTCCGACATATTCCATGATCCGGCTTACATTGAACCATTGCAGAATCAGGAATTTCATGCGGTAGCCAATCGCTTTGTTCGCCTTTTCGATACGCGCTGCAATTCCCTTTGCAATTGGACCGATTGACTCCAGCATTTTGTCAGCCGTATCATTAGCAATGTTGGCCTTCATATTTTGTAGATTACCCAGATCCGTAAGACCCAGCTGAGACTGCTTGCATTCCTTCAAATACTTCAAAAAGGTAAAGTGTTCATTACTTACGCGAACTTCTTCCGGCAACACAGATTGCAAAACGTCTCTTGGTTTGCCATCGAGTCCAATTCGAACATCTTCTTCAAAAATGTCAAAGTGCTCAATCTTCGGTCCACCGGTTTCCGTGTGGTTATATCCCATCGGCGGATTGAGAGTTGCGGTAATAACCTGATCGATTTTTCTTTCAATCTTGCGCGTTGTTGACTCAATAGAACCTACATCGCCTACCAAAGACCTGCCTAAAGGTTCCCATGCCCAATCATCCACTACATATTGAATGATGGGAATCTTGCCATCCCAGTCAAACGCCGGACCATCATACATGGGTCTGTCGATACCTGGTGAAGTAATTAACAAACGCAGGTTGGGATATACGCGGCAATCTTCCACCATTGCCGGACGCATAAAAGGCAGGCCGTTGCGCATCCCGCCAAAAATTGGCTGTCCAATAAATGGGACCTTATAGAACCACGTTGTCCCCACATCTCCCATCGGCAATTCATAACCGGTGTTATTGATGCGTAGATCTCTGACAAACGTATAGCGAATTTCCGTATAAAGATTTCCAAAGCTGCGGCCCTGATCTCCATACCGATAGCGTTCGGCATAATCTATCCGTTTGGCCTGCACTTGAGTCTTGTAGCTGCGTGGTCCAACTGTTTGCAATTCACCCTGAAAAAGCGGAAAGCGTCCATGCGCTTCGGCAATTGGCATATAGTCGTAAATTGTGACGGCGTAAGCATCCTGCACATCATTGCTTCTAGGAATCTGAACAGGAACTACATCCAAAAGTCCCAATGCTTCAAATACCATTTTGCGTTCGCCGTAGCCATATTCATCAGCCCGCACTTTTGGCCACAAATAGCCAATGCCCATTACGCTGGCATACTGCAAAACTTTGAGAATCTGAAAAGGAAAATCCGATTCCAAATAAACGCACTTTGAAACCTTGGTTAGCATTTCCGCAAATTGTTTATAAGCTGGTATGTCCGATCCATAGCCAGCAATTTCCCGAACTTCTGCCAGCGTCTCACAGAATTTTCGAATGTCATATTTCAGTTCGTTGGTAACCAGTGTGGAGCGAGACTTATCCCTGAAAACAGCGTCAAAAATACGCATGTTCTGGCCCAACTCTTTGTAACAAAGTTGTCCTTCAAGGAATCCTTCGCCTTCCTGAATCTGTTCTTCAACCCAACCGACACGTGTACTGCCGGAACTTTCGAATTTTGGTACTTGCCATTGGGTTGTTTCAGGGTCCATGCGCGCATAGTAGGCAAATATAAGTTATTCGTCTACACCATTTTTATTAGCGCAGACTTTCCATGTTACATATACAAAATATAAGTTTATCTATGTCGAGTTAGGTCCATAAATATACAAATTGAACTATATTAATGCCCTTTTTCATATCCTTCACTATGAAGATAACTAATTCGGTTCATTTTGGTTTTGTCCGGTCGCTGATCATAGATTTCCAAATGTCGACGCAAGAATTCTCGATTTAGATTGTTTCTGGCATTGGCCATTTGATGAAGGATGTGATTGCGCAGATTAGAGCGGATCGGACCTTCAATCATTTCTCGCTGCTCATCTTCCATCTGAATTTTAATTGCTTCCTGTTTTCGCATGCGTTCTGACCACACTTCCGCATCATGCGCAGAGTTACAAACAATCTTCTCAAATCCATAAGGAGCTGGATAGCGCTCAGGAAGTCCCATACGGATCTCTCCGGTTGTTCCGTCATACCAGTAAACTATTTTTGTGCTTAGTTGAGAATTCAATTCATTCCTCCAACAGAAACCTTATTCACAGAGCATGATTTCAAAACCAACGGCGGCATTTTTTCCTGTGGCAAAGCGTACCGCTTTTGCGCTCGGTCCGCAAGAATATCAAAATCATGTGCAGTAAAAAACGATTGTGCGGCGGCGCGTACACGATCATCATGCTGCCCGCTTCGATGTTCCATCTTGGATATTCTTCCAGCCGCCGCATGGCGTTCCAGAGTTTTCAATTCCTCAATCAACCATTTTGATGACGGTCGATACCAGCCACCATTAACAGCTTCCGTAAAGCGTGTCATCAGAATAGGCACACTCCATACGTTAGAAAACCATCCTTGTTTTTTTCCTGAATCGTCTTTGATCTTTTTGCTGTCATAACGCCGTGGAACATGGTGCCAATGGAATCCCATCAGCTTGAGTTGATGCTGGCATGTATCACCAGGACGTCCAATTTGTTCCACGCAAAATTTTACGCCGCGTGAATCCTGTGTATTCTCTCCATACCAGGCTGCCATGCAAGCCGCGAATCCCACGATCTGCGCAGAGTTGATCCGGTTCGATGTCAGTTCGGCAACCTGATAATCGAATTCATCGCCAAATCGATTCCGTGTCATTGATACGCAGGTTCTGTCTTCATCTTCTTTGCCAAGTCCATCAGCCGTATCGATTCCGCAACTGTAGCTATAACCGGCTTTGGGTTCTTCGTACACCAGAAACTTGTCAAAGGTCTCCGTCTCAATTTCTTCGTTAACCGGCAAAAGTGGAATCAGCACCCACTTGTATTGCTGACCGCGATCTGAATTCCAGAGAATCCGTATACGGTCTTTATCATAATCAATGATCGATTCGTCCGGCTCAAAACCATCATCGATGGAATCGCCGGTAATCGCATAAGCTTGAACCGGTTTCTTTCTTTCTTTTGTATCGCCTTCCACTTCATAAACATGGTTCTCAATTTCCTGAATTGTTTCAAGATCAAAAACGCTGTCGTGGACTCCCGTTAAAGCTTCAAAGTCATCGGCTGCCATCTGAGCCAACCAGATTTTTTGGGTGTGGTTCTTGCAAGCCTGAAGATAATTGAACTCCCAAAACCATTGCTGTTCAATCGGCATCCTCCAGTCTGCACCCACTACATTAGCCAGATAGGGAGTATTGCGAATGTAGAGTTCGCAACGCTGCACGTGCTTCCGCGTTACCTCCTGCCGCTTTCTCATAAAATCGGCAGGCACAGGAAATTTACGCACCCAGTCTGGCTCCGGATACAGATCCGGAACCATAGCCCAGGGAATAAATACCGGGCAAAGCCGGGACTGTCCTTTCGGCCAATCAGCTTTTGCCGACCGCCATGTATTTGCCAACCAGCCAGTATTGCCTCCTCCAGTTCCTTCAAAAACCATGAACAGGTTGCGCGACGAGTGGGTGGCACGCAGCAGACCTTCCTCAATTACCTTTTCCGGTTTGGGAATATCAGCGAGTTCCGACACATGAATACAGTTATGGACAGAACACTGCAATGTGGTGAAAGAATGCGCGGCATCATTTATTTCCACGTCGTAGAACGATTCGCTAAATCCTTCATCAACTTTTTCGATCTTCACATCAATTGCTGAACCATCTTCGTTGTAATGCCAGTGACGAGCTTTTTCGTGGGAGGGAATATGTTCAAAATTGAGGGCCATTCGATAGCGATAGCCACACATCCCCACCATTACAAGTTTCCAGGTTTCGCGCTTTTTACCACCCCATGGTGATTGCATAGCTGCCTGGTGGTAGATCGATGCCCATCCGAAACCCAGTGAAGCCACCAAATCGCGCATCTGAAGCGTGATGGCTTCGCAGATACAGGGAGCAATGACGTGATTGGAGTTTTTTTCGCAGTGGCCATCGCCATCGAGATAGCCCTTCAAGAGATAAAGGCAAAAATCGCGGCCTGCTGTCCAAATCCAATCTGGTACATGCTTGTCGTACTTACGACCAAAGTTTTCTGCCAACCAACGGGCCAACCATGCACAGGAAATGCAAACCTGTGAACCGTTTTCACCGTGATTCTTTGTGTGTATGTATTGGTCTTCGCCTAGCACTGCTTTGATTGCTGTTTCAGTTCGTATAGCCTCACGACGATGCACGGTGAAAGTTACTTCCGACAAATATGGCTTTTTGTTGAGTTTTCCTATTCCGCTTTCATGGCATGATCCTTCAGCAAGATAAAGCCCGGCAAGGTAGGCAACTACCGGCGAATACGTCAGTTCAAATTCAATCGCATGCGCTGCATCGATCTTTCCGCGCAGCATTTTTTGTAATGGTTCCCCATCGTTTTCAGCGCGGATTTCGCGGACTGGATAACGTACAAAATCGCCTACGCCTAAATCTTCTGCTTCGCACCAACCATCAGGAGTCCAGATGCGATGGTCGAGCGTTGATTCAAGCGGCTGATAGCATCCCCATAGCTTGAGTATCCGTGTCGGTTCACCATGACGCGAAGTTTTGAAGGAACACTTTACTGCTGCCAATCGACCATCATGGGTCAAAACCCGGTCGCCAAGCGCAAGATCCTCAATGGCTTTTACACCACCATTAGCAACGCGTACAGGTGTACCCGGTACCAGGCAGGTCGGTGTCCAACCTTGTGCAATGCCGGTGGCCTGCATACCAGACTGAATCGAAAGGACCGAACCATTGTCGTAGGCACCCTTCGGCAAGCGCCGCGGCACCAACCACCAGGGACAACGATTATAAGCCGTGTCCAAAATGCGACCGATCAATTCCGACTTATCGGATTGCACGGAAGCCATCACGGCCTGAGTATGCGGAACAAAGAGTAAACGATGAAGGAATTTAAGCGCAGTTTTTGTTGTGACGCCAACCTGTCGCGCCTTGAGAATCATCAGTTCGATGGAGACCTGTTTTTCGTCAAAGCCAGCAATAACTCCATCAAATATTTTCTGAGATAATCGATTTTGGAATTTAAAGATCTGGCCTTTTTCGTCGCAGACCCAGGCATAGCGACTTTCAAAATAGCCGGAGTCCAGACCGCAAAGTGCTTGCTCGTTCTCGATCCAGCGCCAGATTTCCTTTTGACGTTTCTGCGTGATGGGACGTTGCAACGTGACATAAGAGGACCGGGAGTTGCTCTCGATCTTAACCAGAGAATCAATGTACTGCTTAAATTCCTGTACCTGTTCCAGTGAATGATAAACAGGCATCCAGCCTTCGAGGGCTGCGAATTCGTCCAGATTGCGTAATACAATCCGTTCGCTATACATTGATCTCCGGTTCGAAGAACGTCAGAATCTATGCCTTCACGGCAGAAGTCTTTGCGGCCCGCTTGCCGAGCGTTTTGATTCGTGGCGTCATCTTCTTCAATTGAACGAGTTTGGTCGAGTAGATCTGTTTGCCCTTTTTGGTTCTTGCCATGGCTTTCCTCCCTGGAACTGACTGCAAAACAGAAATGGCCCAAGCCATTTCTGACTTGAGCCATTGCTGATTCCCTGAAGGGGGGCATGTGTCTCGACTGTTGCTTTACATCTATACCCAATCTTTTTTTGCGTCAAGTCTTAGTTATAAAGCAACAAATCATTCGCAGAGATTGTAGACCGACATGCAGGAACGAACCGGGAACAGTGGAATCTGATCCTCATCGACACTTTCTATGTAGCGAAAAACATCTGCGCAAGTTGGAATGGGAACCGTACGGCCGTCTTTGGTGATAACGGATTTTGAACAGAAGCGCGATGGAATCTTGTCGGACCGAAACCATGTTCGATAGTTTTCTGGATCGTTCGCAGCCTCGTTGGCATGGTTCTCCAAGTCAATCAAACGTGTTTTCAGCTCGGGAAAGAAGCTGATTGCACGTTTCAATTCTCCCAAACCGGTCATGATGCAAGGCCAACAGCCAACTCTCGTTGCTCCCATAAGATAAAGTGGATTTGGGCGGATATTGTACTTTTCCATCATAGCGAAACATTGTTCTGCAGACCAGTGCAGCAAAGGCCGCTTGATCCAGTAGCCACCTGCATCATTGAGCCATTCCGACTCGCTCAACTTAGATCTGGAATAGGATTCATCGGCGCGAATGCCCTGATAACTGGTCACCTCGTCATCCAGAGATTTAAAATAACGATGCAGCGGAAAAACTTTCAATTCCTGAGTGCAAAAACGCGAATGCACACCGGGAACCATTTTTCGGTCAACGACTAATTGTACAAAGCCATCGGAATACTTCTCGCTCTTAAGTGTGACAAGAGCGCCATCCAAAACCGTCTGATTGATCTCTTCAACGTAGGCATAGGTAAGTGGATGTTCCCAACCCGTATCACAAAACACAGCCGTAAATTCCGACAGATTTTCCTTTGCCCAAAGAATCAGAGCCGTCGAATCTTTACCTCCGCTAAAGCAGACAATGTTTTTCATTCAAATTATTCCTTTAGCAGTCTCTGCCGAATTGGTACCAGTTTTTCCTGCATCGAACTTGCCATAGGGAAAAGATCATCCAGATCGTCATCCTCGCCAAAGACGGCATTTGTTTCCTGCTCTTCTTTTTCCCTGGTGCCAGCCGGACCAAAGACTGCTTTGCCAATAAATGTTGGTCCCTTCGGCGATGGCAGGAAGCCAAGCGCAGTATCAATGGCGTTTCTGTCCTTATCACCACCAGGCAACTGACCGTAAGTAATGCGTGCTTTGGTGATCAGCGGATGAGAAGAGAGGGCAATCACTTTGACCATGCTTGCGGAAGCGGCTTGCATCGCAAACAGAATCGATCCGGTCAACTGCCGAATATCCAGTTTGGCAGCAATCGCCACAGCCTCCCAGGGAATTCTTTGCCGATCTCCCTCGGGAAGCGAGTCGTACTTTTTGAGGAATGCCGCAATCACTTCATCCTGCGCCGAAAAACGCATTGCATTAAGAACGCCTTTCAAACCACCCTCAGCATTTTTGAAAAGCGGTGTGATCTGAGGAGCTTCCGCAACTTTTTCAGGCTTGATCTTCAGACGCTTCAATGCTTCCGCTACCCGATTCTCTTTCTTCAGCGGTCTCGGAACCTGTTTAACGTCCGAGGAATTCTTTTTCCCTGATTCCGATCCATTCTTCAATCGGTTCGTCGCTTGCACCCTGTTCTTCGCGGATGAGGTCTTCTTCGGTTGGAACACGAGTGACAATCGCTTCCCGTCTTTTTGCTGGTTCAGGCCACTGTTTGGCGAATTGTCTTTTTTGCGTGTCATCGATACCTGCCAGTGCTTCTGCAATCTGTTCAAATGCTGCCACGAGTCGTTCATCCAATTCTGTCGTCATGGAAGATTCTCCTGTTCAACGCAAGGTTCCTCAATCCATTCAGCGTTTCCTTTAAACATCTGAATATATTGTTTTCTGGTTTCATCGTCAGCATTTGTAATATACGGAAGCGCAGGATCATTCAACATGCCATCAAGCCGTACACGAAATATTTTTGGCGTAGCTATTGATCCAACATCGGCATGAACCTCAAACATCTGCCCATCGCTTCTTAGCGCACGCAGATACTGCACTTCAAAGTGTTCTTCAGTTCCGGATTCGTCAATGACGCGCACACCGGAAACCGGCTTCATCCATTGCGTCCTCAACCAGTGCAGTTTATTCATTGCGCTTTCTCAACGATTCAGCGGCTTCCAGCTGAGTTCATCAGGATCACTTCGGTGACGGCACCACTCACAATCTTCAATTCACCCGAGGTCCCGCCTGATGTGAATGTACGGATTTCTGTTTCAAAAGGCAGTTCAAGAGTCAGATTTGACTTCTTGGACGCTGTTTTCATCGGGTTGCTGCAGTCTTTGTGTTCGCAACAATACCATGGAGCAAACCAGCCTACCTTAACGCTGTGCCATTTATGTGCTCTGAGAATGCGTTTGTGACACAAGCAGCAGATGCGATGCGGATCGCGCGGTGGATTGAAGATCCTGGTGAAACGCTCCAACCATGTCAACTTCTTTCGCTTCATGTTGAACCTTCTCCGCGCGCCGCCGCGCATCTTCCCGGAGGCAAATCCGGAACCTTATCAAGCCAACTGCATTGTCAGGCTATTTCCAATTCGTCTGGCTTTCCGGATTCAGCCACAACCGTTCGCCTGGCGTAATGCCGTTTCTTGACGACGATCTTTCCTTCATCATCCTTGGTCAGTGTCGGCACATCCTGCCCGCTGCGCTCACGCACTGCGTTCAGCCGCGTCTCCAGAGGAATTTCAACACGCGCATCCACCACGGTTTCCTTCACCGCATCTTCACCCAGCGCAGAAAAATCGGCTTTTGCCGGCGCACCCACAATGATCTTTGTCTTTACCTGCGCCAGATCCAGCCCGCGCAGATTCAGATGTACTTCAACCCAGCCATCGTAGCCACCAGGATAAGCATCCGATCCCCGCAAATTGCAATCCCCGCGAAGTTTACTATCCGTCTGGTCCAGCACATCGTTGATGATCTCTTCTCCCGTCAATCCTTCCACGTAATCGTCTTCCACCCTATACCGCCTTTCCTGATTTAAGCTGCCCTCTCCCGGTCATACTTCGCCTTCAACGCCTGAAACTTCCTCAACGTCTCCGGCCACGGACTTACCTTCCCTGCCTCAATCTGCTGAACCGTCCTGCGACTCAACTCCAGCACCTGAGCCAGCCTTACCTGCGTGAACAGATTCTTCCTGCGAAACTCCACCCACTCGTGGCGCCGCTGCACACGCTCCTTCAAATCTTCTTCGCTCGGCTTCGGTCTCGGCATACCGCCCTCACTGCTTCCTAACTTCCATCTAATTCTGCGCCCTGTCAAGACCATTTTTTCTCTATCACCTGCTAACTCAAAAGTTCCACATGGAACCTCTGCGCCCCACGAAATCCGCCCCTCTACACCTACAATCCTTTCCTAACTCTGCGCCTTGATAACTCTGCGCTAAGTCTGCGCTTCTTTCGTTTTTCCCACCAAAATTTTTTAGTAGAATAGTCTGCGCCCAAACTGCGCCCTGACCCCTCACCTACAAAATATTTTTCAGAACTCAAAGGCGTCATAGGCATCGCCACCCCCCCGGGGGGCCTGACAACTCAAAACGCGACAATATGGCCCGCTTATGCGCGAATCAGAGACAATGCCGCAACCACCGCGCACCCACCGTTTGGTGTAGTTGCTGTAGAGGGATTCAAACGCGCATCATATATATAGAGATACAAGCCGCACACACGAAACTATACACAAACATATACGGAATTCCTCACTATTGCCTCCAGCACGCCGCGCACAGCCTCTGTATACATGCGCCTGCTCTGTGCATCTACGCGTGCACTGCGCAGCGCTCACGCGCCTGCAGGGCAGGTTTGAACGCTGTTCTGCGCTCTCTTTTGATAGGCGGCCAGGAATTTCGTTCCAGCGTCGAAAAGGTTTCATTTCATGCGGATGTTTTGCGGCGTTGTGTGTGCACAATTGGGGTGTGTTTGTATTTTGAGATTGGAGTTTGTTGTGCGGGTGAATATCAGGTTTTGGTGATAATTGCAGGGAAAGTGGGTTTGTGTTGTTGGTGGAGAGTGAATGTATATAGCGTATAGAGGGATTGTATTAGGCTGACGGTTTTCGACGGGTGCCGGTGAAGCGGGCAGCTTCGGGCATAAGTGAATGTGCAAAGCAGAGCAAGCGTTTTGTTTTGGTCTGTGTGTGTGTTTGGGATGCAGTTGTTGAGTGATTATCACGTTTTGGTGATATTTACAGGAAAGGTACGAAAGAGGTTTTTTGTGGTGGAGTTGTAATACAGAGAGAGTGTGTATATAGGTAGAGAGTTGTATGAAGGGGCGCGGTTTTCGGCACCTGTCGGCAGTCCGGATTCTGGATTCTGCTAGTCTTTCGGCGGTTTGCACATATAGCATTTACAGCCCGGCGCATGAGCTGGGCGCGTATAGTTGGCGGTTTCCGGCAGGCGTGGTGCGGTCTGGTGGTGGTCTTTGGGCGAGAGTCCACGCTCTATTAAGATGATGGCGGTTTTGTGAACGGTTTCGCCCTGCTTTTTTGCATACGCTTCCAGCGCATCATAAAGCGCATCGGTTAACCGGGCGGAAAGCATTTTAGACATAGAGCAACTGTATTATAGTGCGCGGTTTTCGGCACAAAAAAACAGCCCGCCGGATCTGGACGGGCTGGGGAGTCCAGATTCTGGACTGCCTAACTCTTCAGACTTTTTCGCGCGCGCCAGTATGGCCCATCATCATACAATTCCCAACCTACCGGGAGCACAGCTGCGCATTCTTTCAGGTTAGGGGACGGTCCTACGGCTTCTTTCGTGCGTGGATCCATCGCAACAAAAGAAAGATTACCGTCGCCTGGTGCATATGAATGAATGATTGCGGTGCGGTCCCCATCCTCATCCCTACGGTCAATAATCGGGCGCGTCATGATTCCTCAATTCTGCCGGATTACCGGCGATTTTCTGTAAATATCAGGAAAACCCGATATTTACTTACACTTTCCACTATACCGGTCCACCCTTCCGAAACTACGCACCTTAGTGCGTTTATTTATTGTTCACTTTAACGCGTTTTTATGTTGACACTATGGTGAAGAAAGGCGCAAAGTAAAGAAGTAATGCGGCATGGTTGAGCGCTTCACCGCTCACAGCCCGGAAAGGATCAAAATGAAAATTTTCCTCTTTGCACAGCCGTTACCTATTGAGCCAGTCAGACAGCCTATCGGACCGCATTTTGATTATGTGAATCAGGCATGGACGATGAACGGGCGATATATCGCCTGTGAGCATCCCGGCAAATGCAACTGCTACGGCACTCGGCACGCGGGCGAACTCGCACCGATTGAAAATCTGCCCACCGCTAACGATTGACGGGGTTTTTCCCGTCCACCAGATAAAACGGTGCTGGTGCTGAATAAGCGCGACTCAGCGAAGTCTAAGCGCGAAACGGGAACATAGTTCCGAGAATCAGGGGATTCAGAATGAACACATTCGCACACAATTTTTCTATCGGCGCGGCAATCAATCCCGGAGTAGCTCTCCGCCAGCAAACCCCGCTTACTCTTGATGCACTCCGCCACTTTGCGCCGTCTGCTTTCGCTACGGCTGCCCACGAATCGCGTTCTATGCGCTATACCTATATCCCTACTTCCGATATTATCGCCGGACTCATGCGTGAAGGATTTAAGCCATTCAAAGCCACTCAAGGCCGCTGCAGGATTGCAGGCAAAGCTGATTTTACAAAGCATTTGATTCGCTTTCGCCATCCAGATTCTTTCAACGCGATTCAACGTGTAGGCGATTCCGTGCCGGAAGTGGTTTTAGTGAACAGCCACGACGGCACAAGCGCATACAAACTTTCGGCCGGCTTGTTTCGGCTGGTTTGCTCGAATGGCCTTATGGTTTCAGATAGCACCGTTCCTATGCTTTCCGTTCAGCACAAAGGGAACATAGTCGATGAAGTTATCGAAGGATCTTTTCAGATTGTTCAACAGTCAGAAAAGGCACTTGCGCGCGCCGATGAATGGAATCAGCTCCAGCTTACGGTAGGCGAGCAGATGGCCTTTGCCGATGCAGCCCGCGAACTGCGCTTTGCGGACGTGGAAGGCACGATAAAAACGCCGATCACCGCTGAACAGCTTTTGCGCCCACGCCGTGAAGCCGATGCAGAAGGAATTATTGACTATCGCAAACCAGCCGCACCTAAACCGGACCTTTGGCACACCATGAATGTGGTTCAGGAAAACGTCATTCGTGGCGGTTTGCATGGTACTTTGCGCGGAATTGATCCCAACACAAAACAGCGCACCTTTCGCCGCGTAACCACACGGGAAGTAAAAGGCATTGACCAGGACGTGAAATTGAATCGCGCTCTCTGGATGCTAGCGGAACGTATGGCGGAACTGAAGGACGCGACCGTAGCAGCCTAGTTTCTTCCAAGTGAACGGGCGGAAACTCTCCGCCCGTTCACTTTTCCGATGCGCAACCAATGGGAGAAAAAATGACTATTGACGGAATCATTCAACATTACAGTATGCCCGGGTATGAGCCGTTATCTGTGGAAGAACTTTTTGCGTCCTACGGTAAAAAGTGGACAAAAGACAACTGGCAAATTGAAAGATTCACAGAACTTTTTGCAATTTGCCATGATGGAATTATCCGCCCGCGCCGCTTGCGATTGACTGATTCAAGTTTGGTAATTGATACATCGGTGCGCAGTTTCTGAGGTTTTTAACCGGCGTAATGCTCGCCCATTGCAACTACTTTTCACACATCGGGAGTAACGAAAATGCAAAGCAGCGATATGATTACCGATTTTATTCTCCGCAAAGATTCTTACGTCACACCAGAGGGAACCTTTACGGATTACGAAAAGGCGCGTACAGCTTGCCCTGGTCAGAATTTAGACCAGTATCACCGCATAAAAATGTCAACAGTTCATTCTTTGTTGAAAGCGATAAATGCGCAATTTGGCGCGCTGGCTGAAGAATACAGCTTTAGCCTGGATTTTAATCTGGTGGGTGAGTCTGGCCTTAAAGCAAAACCCGGCGTTTCTCCGTCTCTCATCCCTCAAGACTTCCACGAATTGATAGCCTATGCCGTTGAAGGCGGTTCAGAAGGCTATTACGTCCATATCTGCGCTTTGTTGCCCAATGGCCATTTTATGCCTTTCGGCATTGCCAAAACATGGAATCCCGATAGCGCCTATGAGCTCGCAAAACAGGCGTCCCGTTTCCTCGCTGCAGCACGCTGGAATTAGGATATGCCCGCCCGTGGGCTGATACGTGGGCAAGGAAAAAACAATGATTGATTTTAGCTCTGAAGGAATTTTGCGGGAAGCAAAACACCGCGCGCGCCCAATCAATGAGGCGATTCTAGCGGAACGCATGAAAGCGTATGACGCGATTAAAGGGCCACGCGTGGGCGATTGGGTAGACACTCCGGTAGGTCGGTTTCGCATTGCCCACCATTGGGGGGATTCTGTTCAGCTTTCATCTTATGCCGGTGACCACAACGGCATTTATCTGTCTGTGGGTTCCGCGTCCTACAGCGGCGGGCTGGATTCCCCGATTCCGATAGGCCGGATCATGCCCACGGAAGAAACGCGCACGGCCACGGTTTGGTTTTTCAGCGAAAACTATGTCTGTGCCCACAATGCTGTTTACCTGAAAACGGATTTTCGCGTTTTTCGTTTGGCGTAATCAACAGAAGAAAGGGGGATTCATGCACATCTTATTCACTATCGCTTTGCTTTTTGTGGCGGGGGCTTTGCTGGCATATGCAAAACGGCATCTTTCCCGCCTGCTCTATATCATTCTGTGGTTTTTTGCCTCAGCCCTAACAATCACGGCAGGCTGGATCTTTGCATTTTGAAATTGAGTCCGGATTCCGGACTGCACCAGGTAACTGCACATTCAACCGGCGAAATGCGCCAGACGGTGAGGAAAAACAATGTCTGCATTCATGGTAAGCAAAGGACAGATAGACGCAATTATTGCAGTGGTCGCATGCGGCCCGGCACACTCCGAAAAAGATGCGCAGCTATGGGCAGATTCTATGCGCTGGGCTGGCATTTTGACAAAAACACAGAATCCGCTCGGAGAGCTGGGCGAGATATTCATCCGCGAAAATCTGGCGAGCATTAACGCGCGCTATCCGAATACAGTCGGCAAGCCTGAGCATGTTCCCGGCCCGTGTGAGCCTTACTGGTTGGCACCTTATGTCTATCACCAGCCGTCGCGCATTCCTTCCGTGGTTGAAGCACTAAAACTCATTGACTGCTATGAGTATCAATCTTGTGAGCATGACGGCTGGAAAACTTCGCAGGCAAAGCGACTTTGCGAAAAACTACGCGGGAATCTCATTACCGCGTTGCCTGGCTATGAATCTGCAAAGTGGTCAATTGACTAGCCTTGTGATAGCGGTAACTGGAGTCCGATATTATTAAGGCGCAGAGTATCAATGACAGAGGAAACGAGAATGTACACGACTTTTGAAGATGAGCGCGCGGTATACGTCCACCGTAACGGTGAGGCACTGGTAACGGCGACAATCAACGGCAAGCGCGCATATGTTGCCGCGGTAAAAGACGGATTACGAACCGATTACCCAATTGACTACGGTACCGGGCAAATTGGCTGGGATAATCCGGAGTGGTTCACAGAGGGATTCAAGAGCAAGGCACGCAAGGCCATTCTAGCAGGAAAGGGGCTTTAGATGGAACATATCCGGGCAATAGTGAATCAAGTGGGAATTGCAATGGAATTGCATGAGCACACCGATAAGCCGGTCATGCTTAATTTGATCAGCTATCGGGAATTAGGCGCATATCGGGCAGAACTGGCAAAGTCGAATCCAGATATGCAGCACGCGACGATTGGGCAGTTGGCCGTTATGTACGCTAACCGGAGCTATCAGAACATTACTATCAGCCAATTGCCATGGACGTATAACGCAAGCTCGGACACCTACGAACGCGGGCGGTAAACCTTGCATCCGCACGTGGGTCTGTACGCAGGCAAGAATCCACAAGGCACACGGGGGAAACACAATGAACTTTGTAACGCCAATGACCAAAGAACAGGCACAGGCGTATCAGGATGAGTTACGGGCAGAGCTGGCGCACTTGCTTTTGATTGAAACACCGATCAGATATGAAAGCGAACGTATTTACCAGATTCGGCGTTATTTCAAAGAGCTGGGCAAGGAATGTGAATCTGCGCGTAAAACGAAAATCGTTGCTCAGTTTGGGCCGGAGTACACCTTTGTATCTGATAGCCAAGATACAGCGCCGATCAAGGCGGATATAGCGGGCGCGAAAGACTATGACGCGTTTTTCGTGCTTCTTGGAGACGGCGAGTATACGGAAGTTTGGGGTATGGCTGGAATTGTGCCTTTCCGCTCGAAGCTTGTAACACGGCTGCTTTAACTGCCGCATCCGCGAGTTTTTACTAACCCTTCGCCCGCCCGCGGGCATAGAGTACGCGGGCAAGGATTGAATCATGCTAAACACTGAAACCAACACGCACGCCATGGAAACGCGGATTTTGAAAGCAGTAAATGGAAAGCTGGTCAATCCGGCGCGCCGTTACGTGGAATTTCGTACCTTTTTTGAGCATGGCCAATGGTGGATTGAACATTTGCCAAGCGGCGCGCAGTGGTCTGTCTGCGATGCGTCCGGCCCGAGCTGCCCGGATGGATTCGACTTCGAGCAAGTGACGCAGGGCGACGAAGAATAGCCATCTTAGTCCAGAATCCGGACTTTGATAGGTGACCAACGTTTTTCCAACTATCCGGAAATTCCGGAGAATTGAGAACTTCATGAAATTCACACTTGAAATTGAATTGGGCGACGACGCAATGAGAACTCCGTGGGACGTGGCAGTCGCGCTTTCGTCCGCTGTGATGGCACTGCAAGACAACAGCCGCAACCTCGCAGACGGCGAGAATGGAATACTGCGCGACTTCTACGGAAACACCGTGGGCGGCTGGGGAGTAAAGTGTGATCTTTGCGCCGCATCCAACGCTGAAAAACAAAAAAGTAAACAGTCTGCTTAGTCCAACTTTCTTTGATAGGTGACCAATTTTTTTAACCGGGCCGACAATTCGGCAGAACTGAGAACACCATGAAATTTACGCTCGAAATTGAATTGGGCAATGACGCCATGCAAAACGGAACCGATGTGATCAAGGCAATTCAGGAAAGTCTGAAGGGTGAAGAAAGTCTGCCTTTGGACGCGGGTACTGCGGGACGACTTTGGGACGAAAACGGCAACCTTGCAGGCAGCTGGAAAGTAATAGAAGATGCGCCAACGCTGCCTGTATCTGTCGTGGCTTCTGTACTCCCGGCTGAAACACCGCATCCTTTTGATGACCACGACACCATGGGATTCTGCTCTGTTTGTGGCCGGAGAAAGTATGATCCGGACGCGAATCACATCGAATAACTGGGCAACTGGTAAGGATTCCTTACCAGTTCAATCGCAACCAGCAACAGCCGCATATCGGCAGAATCGAGTATTGATCATGGCACAGGAACCGAAACAAATTATTCCTATCCCCGCATTGAACATTGAAGAAGGCGCGGCACAGCTAACACTTACCACGGAAAAGTATTTTAACGGTCAGATTGTTTCCGCCGCACACATCTATTTTGCGAAAAATGGCATGATCACCTTTGAACTAGCTGGCGACTTCAGGAAGGTGCTTTTGCGCACCCGTGAACGCGCCACACAAAAGGCACTCGACACACAGCACGCGAACACCTTTACCCCCGAAGTCATCGAAGCGCTAAAAGCTGAAGCACTCGCTTTCTACGCTGAAAAGCGGAAAAGTAAACAGTCTGCTTAATCTATCACTCTCTTTGATAGGTGACCAAATTTTTAGAACCCAAAGTACATACAGGCCATGGAGGGCCATCCCAATGAATCCAATTCAGTCCCATCCCGGCAGCTATTGGCATAGCAATGACGCAGCTGATATCTGGCTCAACACTTTCGCAGCAGAAAAGCCCGAGACCATCAAAGTATTCGATTCCGGTGCATCGGAAAGCTCTTCCGGTCTGGTAACAATTCCGCTTGTATCACTACGATTCATTAGTGCGGGGATCTTCGGAGAAGGCCGTCCCTGCAGTTTCAACTCAAAATCAAAATGGACAGGTGACTCTCACCGCTATGGCGTCTACTTCTTTGAAGAAGATCCAAACAAACAGCACCCGGTGATCCTTGAGACGCATGGCGGCGGAACACAAGGCGTTATGTTTCCATCCTATACCACAGATTTATGGAGCGTGATTGCAGTCGGACTTTTGCCTGAGCAGCTCTGGGATATGTGTCACAACATCATGCAGTATGGCGCCAATATGCAAAGAGCTACAGAAAAACGCATTCATTCCGCCTTTGTTGAAGACCGACTGATTAAGCGGCGGCGTCATGGAAATGTCTATGTAGAAACCAAACCAGTCGAGCCGCTCCTTTGATAGAGGACCAAATTTTTGTCCCCTAACCAAAAAACTCAAACGCAATTCTAACCGGCGCACTGCGCCAGAAAGCAGCGTCAACATCATGGCTACTCTTGCCACTTCCTTCGATGAAACCGCAGTGCCCTCTATCTCCAAAACTGCCCAGCGCTTCCGCACCTGGGCTGACGCCCTGCAGCCAAAGATCGACCACGCAGGACGACCAATGACGCTGAATTCCACGCCCAAGCGGAATAAGGAATACCAGTCTCGGCTGCATGATTGCCGCAATCTGGAGCGCACACAGCGGGCATTGCTCACTCTCGCTGACGCCCACGAAAACGGAACGATTCTTCCCGAGCTGGCCGGATTTACAAAGAAAAATGAAATTGAACGGATGGTACATAAGGGAATCGACTGCGGCAAAGGCGGTTATTATTCTGTGATTGAATCAGACGACTATTCCGACACTTCCGAATCGGCACGGCTCCTGCAGTCTATGATTGACGGCAATTCCACCGAGCGCATCGAACGCGAACGACTGCGCAAAATCAGCGAACTCGAAGCCGAAATCCAACTATCCAATATTCCTGGATACTTCCCCACGCCTGCGCCCGTAATTGAAATCATGTTGCGCCGTGCACGGTTGAGCCGACTTAGCAAGGGAATGCGCATTCTGGAACCGGAAGCAGGCAGCGGACATATTGCCGATGCGATCCACGCCGCTTACCCTGAGTTGGAATTGGAAGTCATCGAGCCGGTTTTGCGGTTGCGCAAGATCCTGCAACTCAAGGGTTACAAGTTGGTCGGAGACGATTTTCTTCAGGTTTCTACCGCCGAACTCGGAACCTATAACCGGATCATCATGAATCCGCCCTTTGAGCGGCAGCAAGATCTGGACCACATCCGCAAGGCATACTCTTTGCTCGCGCCTAGCGGCGCTTTGATTTCCGTTCTGAGCCCCAGCTTTGAATTCCGCAACGACCGCAAGAGCACGGAGTTTCGCGCATGGTTGCAATCGCTCAATGCCCAATGGGAAGAACTTCCGGATGGTTCTTTCAAGGCCAGCGGTACCGGCGTTTCCACGCGGTTGCTAGTGATTGAGCGCTACTAGAAAGATCTTTTGATAGAGCAACCACAAATTCAAAGACAGCGGGAAAAAGGAATAAGCCCATGAGCTATGCGCAGATGATGAAGTGGCACCGCACCCACCGCAAGGGAACTCGTCAGCCGGTTCTGATGTCGACCGGCTCCGGATTCTGGCCCGCTCACAGTTGGCTGGAAAACACTTTTGCGCCTTACGTCGAACAGTGCAAAGCGGCAGACATTGAACCGATGGAATGCCAAGCCTATTACAACGCCACACTGAGCGGAGGAATCGGCGATCCACGGTTCGCTGATGATTGACAATCATTCACACTTTGGTGTTTTCCTGCTATTGACGCCGAGGTGCGAACAAGCGCATTCTTTCAAGAGATCTATTTGATAGAGGGTCAATGGATCTTAAACCATTTTGAAAAACTGGCCCGGCGTTCCGGGCACACCGAGGCAACCATGAACGCAGCACAGACATACCGGCCACAGCTCCTGATTGATTTGCCGCCGATGGCTGAAAATGCGATCTGGCGCGCTATCGATCCGCGCGACCGGCACCGCATTGATTGCGACCACATTGGCACGTGCGGAGAACAAGCTATTTGGGCAACTCAGCACGGCAGACTGTACGTCTGCAACTATCACCGCTTTGTCTACGAGGTTCAGCGCGCCGTCGAAGCGCTGAAAGTCCAGGATCCGGACTGCGATCAGGATCTCGAACCGGATGATTCGGTACTGGCATAAGAGAAATCAGGATGGCCAACGAACGCACAAAACTCCGGCACAAGCCGCTTCCGGCGCTAACGCTGCGCTGTGAATGGTGCAAACGACTTTTTGCGTGGAAGCCAGGCTGTACCACGCAAGCCATGTTTTTTGTACGCCGCACCTGCTCCAGGTATTGCCGCAGCAGATTGCGCAGCTGGGAACTGGCACATCCATCATCGGCTACAATTCTTCTTTGATAGAAGACCAGAAATGCAGTGCTGTTTGGCCTTTTTTTCAATGAGTTTTTGTCGAACTTTTACTTTTCAGATTAAAGGGAGTCGTGCGTGATCGAAGAAATTGTTAAAAAGGTTTATCACTGCACCTGCGATCATGCCGACTGCCGACATGTATGGGATGCCTGGGAAATACCAAAACGGTGCGCCAAATGCAAAAGACATACCTGGAACCGTCCAGACCGTCGACACGAATCTCTAGCCAATACGGCGGAGCATAATTGGATACGTTTAAAACAATGCACAGTCTGTCACGGTACCGAGTGGATCAAGGATGCACAAGGAAAATCAGTTTGTGCTCATTGTGCCGCCGATATAACATCCACCAGGGAGAAAAAGAAAACACCAGCAAAGATCCGCAAATGAAGGGGGTGCTCTTTCGATGACGCATATTTTTTCATTGCGTGCTGCATGGAAATATCGGGGCGCAGCTCCGTATGTGCCGGGATGCGAGTGGTACACATGGGGCAATTGCAATGTCTTTGTAGGTCTGGAGCAGGTTGGCTGGCACCTGAGTATCAGCACTCCCAATCGCAATCCCACGTGGGAAGAGATCAAGCAGGCGCGTTATGATCTGCTTCCTCATGACGTGACCATGGCCCTGATTTTGCCGCCCACTGCAGAATATGTGAACATTCATGAGTTCTGCTTCCATCTTTACCAAATATCAAATGAGGAGTTACAGCAATGATTCATCGTGGCCGCATTCCTGGCTGGCATTGCGTCTGCAACCTCTGCGGATACAAGTGGGATTCTATTGCCAAAGATCCACCTGAAGCCTGCGCGAATCACACCTGCCACTCCCGCGAATGGAATGGCAAAAAGATACATGCTCCCAGACTGACCATTGAACTGCCGAAGCCGAGAAAAGTGCGACACTCTGCATTCGATTGAGAACATGTGAATCGAAAAACATTTAAGATGCGCCTCAAATGCGCTTTGCGGCTTTTTAATGTTTTTGGACATAGAATAGTGGCATGAAAAAACCGCCCAAAAAGTCCAGCACGCATCGCGTTCCTGATTCCGACACGGAGCCCGACTGGACCGGAAAATGCGCTGTCTGCGGCGCATCACCAATCGTTCCGGCAACCGGTCTGTGCGGACCCTGCACATGGGGAGAAGCAGACACCGCGGACGGTAATTGGTAAACCCGATGAACACGAGGTACACCTCTATGGATCTGCAAATGATTTTGATAAATGTGCTGAGCGCGTTTGTGTGGTGCATGGTTTTGCTGGTGGTCGGCCTCTGTGCACTTGCTGGTGTTTCTTTGTGCGGCGTACTGAAAACGATTTTTCGCAAAAAGCCAATGCGATAACTCTGTTTATTAAAGTTTAAAACGTTTATTACTCGACAAAACAAACTAGTTTGTATAATATAAAAATAAACATACTTTTGCTGCGCACAAGCGGCGAGAAATCGAGGAAAAAAATGCCTGGAATTTTGCAATTGACACTACCCAGAGAAGAGCCAAAACGGGGCCGCGGTCGTCCGCGCACGCCTCCCGAAGTCATCGCTGAACGGCAGCGCCTTGCAGCCCAGCAGCAAACTGCACAAATCACCAACCCGGTGGATCAGGCGCGTGCCGTCTTCCGTTCCGGCAATCGGCTTTCTGCCCTGGTTGGGCTGATAATGGGTGGATTCGTTCCTCTCGCCTGCTACACGCTGATTCACCTGGAAGTTAGCACCCGTCCCACATTGTGGGTGCTAGTGGCCGGTGGACTGGTATATAGTGCTCTCAACATGTTCAGTTGGATGCAGAGACTGTTCGGGAACTGGTGGATGCCGTTAGGATGGGTTGTACTGCTCGAAGGCAGCATGACGGCCAGCAAAATTGCGTGGCTTAGCCTTACCGGTCTGGCGATTTTGATGATTTTGGATGGCGTAACGACAGCCATTACTATCACTCTCCAGAAACCGAGGGAAGAACAATGATTAACTGGACCTCTTTGGCAATTGGCGTTGTTATCGGTATTGACCTGACTTCCCTTGGAATCAGCCTTTGGAATCTTTGCTACAGGCCCATCAGGCGCACTAATGAGCCGGTTATCACACATAAATGCCGCGAATGCGGAAAAATTACTGGACACGGGGGAAATAATGATTGTAGCTAGTGTCAATAAGGCGTCGACCAAAAACGGCAATAACCTATTGCTGTTGATTTTGGAACCTGCAAATCTGGAGAAGTTAAAACTTGGGCAACCGATCATAAAAAACCTTAACCAGTTTTTTCCTCAGTTGCCCGAAAAAGTCGATTTGATGCTTGCCTACACGCCAGATGCTGAATGGCTTTCTGAACAACTTGCGAACAACAAAAATCTGGTTGATTCCCTTTCCAACAGTTTGGAACGCCCTGAAGTTTTGATCCGTCCTTACCATGAAGCAGAAGATTTGACTCAACATCAAAAAATAGAGGGAGAAGAAGCATGACCGAAACCTGGGATTTCGTCATATTGGTGACTATGATTTTTGTTAGCATTCTGCTCAACTATTGCCAATTCAGCATGCTTGAAAAGCTCCACAAAGAAAGCGAATCGCGTAGTGACCAGATGAATACGGAATTAACAGCGCGCATTGACCGCATAAATTTTGAACTACACACACGGCTGGACCAGCAGTAATCGAAACGGCATTAAAATTGAGATACTGGAAAAGAAACCAGTGGATGATACATCATGGCCCACATCTACAACTTTGCCGAATTCCAGGTTGATCGTAAGTCGGATACTCATGGCTGGACTATTTCCATGGGTGGCATGGGCGGCAAATCGGATTGCCCGCATCTCCGTCTGCTTTTTGATGAAAACGGTCATACGGTTGAGTGCAAAGACTGTGGCAAAGAGGTCAGCGCATGGTGGGCATTTATGTCGATTATGGAACGTTTCCAGCACGAATGGGACAAGCTGAAATCCGCACAGGCCATTCTGGAAAAGGCCGAAGCGCGTGTACTGACTCACAAAGCAGCAATCATTGTGGAAGATGCCTGGCGGCGCCACAAATACGTTCCCACTTGCCCGCACTGCAACAAACCCATTTTTCCAATCGATAAATTTGGTCTTAGCTGTATCAGCCGTGAGTACGCGGAAGCCAATGCAAAACCAATGAAATTGAAAGCTAATTTGGAATTAGTACAGACTGCAGAACCGGATAAATAAACCGCATCTCAAATACGATGTACGTAGACTCTGATTCCTTTTTTGGTAGCGTAGTCGATCATGTGCTTTGTACCATGGCTTTTGCCGTCCCACAACGCAATCAATGCTTCAGCATAATCTCCCATCTGTTTATTGCGAACGAATGCCGCATGCGGCCGACCGTATCTTTTCCTGTCGGGAGGAAAGAGTTTGATGGGGATATTGTTGATTTCTGCCCATTGCTCTCCTAGTGTGTCTACACCTGCCGCATGTCCGGAGACGACTTCGGTGATCTCAAATTCCGATTCGTGAATCGCGACATCAAGTGCGTCCATGTCGGTAATCGATCGGCTACCAGCGAGAATAACTTTCATTTTACGTCCTCATGGGAACAGTCCAGAATCCGGACTTTTTCAATTATAATTGCGGGCGTGAAAAAAACAGTGTATATTCCCTCTGCTGGAGGAAATCCATGGCAAAGCTGCATGAACTGTTGGCCGTGCTGAGCAACCTGAGCGGCCAGGCTACCAAAAAGCGCACAGACCTGAAGACGACTTTTGACAAAAAGCGGCATCTCTTTGAGGAAACGCGCAAGACATTTACGTCCAATGATGAGCAGGAAAAACCACAGGTTGAAGAGCAGAAGGATATTCAGTCGACTGTGATCGGTGAAATCTCCTGGATCAGACCCGCTCTGGCAAAGGCGCTGGATGTGGCTTACCAGATAGACGTTGCCAATACTGAGGCCAAAGCTGATGTGGTAACGGAAGATGGCGATATTTTGCTGAAAGAAGTACCAGCAACCACATTGCTGCAGCTGGAAAAGCGCGTGGCTGAATGGAAGGATTTGATTCAGGCCATTCCTACCCTTGATCCAGCGAAGGGCTTTCAGCCGGATGAAGCGCGAGGAAAAGGCTATTACAAAGCACGCGATGTGACGAAGCCACGCACAAAGAAGGTACCAGACGTGATTACGCTGGCACCGGCTACCAAAGAGCATCCGGCTCAGACTCAGTTGATTTCGGTGGATAAGCCAGTTGGCACGATTTTGGAGCAGGAATGGAGTTCTCTGATTACGCCTGCAATCAAATCAGATCTACTGGATCGCGTGGAAACATTGCTGCGCGCTGTGTCCAAGGCTCGTTCCAAGGCCAATGACCATGCGGTTGACACGCACGACAAAAAGATTGGGGCGGAGTTGCTGGACTTTGTTTTTCAGCCGCTCGGTTCCTAAAAGTTTGGGTGGGGCCGAAAGGTCCGATCCAGGCTCAGACTCAGACTTGTACGCAGACTCAACTCCGGCATCTGAAAGCCGGATCAGACTTTCACCCAAAGGTTTATCGCAGTAAACGATAGCGAACCGGGCGAAACTTACGAACGGAAGGCGCGGGTTCGAATCCCGCAGGGCGCCCCAAAAAAATATGCGCCCTTGGCTCAGGGGTAGAGCGTCTGCATCAGATTAAAAGTTTCGGGCTGGTAAGCAAGGCGTGCTGCACAACCAATCGACTAGCTCAGTTGGTAGAGCGTCTGACTTGTAATCAGAATGTCGCCGGTTCAAATCCGGTGTCGATATTCGTAGGGCCGTCCGCGCGGAAGCGGGCGGCCCATTAATTTTGGATCATGTTTTTGCATTGAAAATGCCTGCACCTGTGCGGCAGCGCTATAATTACGCACGTGACAAACACAGAGGCATGACATGTCAGGTGTAAACGTAAAAGACGTTACCGGATTTTTTATGCTTCTGCTGTTTTTTGTTTTGGCGATGCTTTCCAGGAATAAGCGAAATTAAGCCGTTCCAGAAAAGTGGACAGCTTTTCAATTGTGGCATTTAGATGTGTTATTTTAATTGCGCGCATCGCATAAAATCAATAAACTGTTTGCGAGGAGTTTGCGATGATTCAACACTTAACCTACGATGACACCTATGTTTATGTGCATGCCGCTGATACGTCGCTGAAAACCACCAAAGCCTTTACGCATGGCACGATTGTTTTTGATATAACATCGCGCACGGTGGTTTTTGGAAATCTGGACGCCGTGGAGATTCCAAAAGGTCTCATTCTTGAAGCAGGCAAAACGCTCACCTTTCAACTGGTGGGGTCCAACGGCAAATTGCGCCCGCAGACTCGCTCCGGCGCATTGCTGGGGAATGAGAAACATCCGGAGCTGCTGCGTGTGTCTGGCATGGCAAAGACACCACGCCGATTTGCCGCTGAAGACGGTTGGGGAAATGCAATCTATAAATTCCGCGCCTACTTTACACATCCCGGAATTGACATGACCTCCGACGGACAGTTCAAAAAATTTGAAGATCTTCCTGAGTGGCTCAGAGGCTGTATTGAAAGACAAAAAGCGTTATGGAACCGGCTGGCGTGGCTTTGCCGCGATGCGCGGAGAAAATGCTCTCCGGTTTTGCCTGAGCAGATCGCAGAGTTTGTGGCGAATACAATCCTGCCAGAGATCGATGCTTTCAATCTAACGCGGAGCAGAGACAAAACCAAAGAAAAAATGCGGCACCCAGCTAAACTCAAAATAGCAGCACCCGGCGTGGACGGGTTGTGGAGTTTTGTTGGCGAACTGCGCGGGCGGATCGAAAAAAAACTCCCGGTACCAGATGGGCTGCTCGAAAAGGTGGTGGAATATGCCGAACAGTTTAAACCAGACTATACGCCACTGAATGAGTTTATGCGCGACTTTACAGAGATTGCTGAAAAAGAGGCTGTGGCATTGGGACTGAAACGCTTTGAGATCCGGCCTACTGTGAGCGCCTTCAAAGCAGTTCTGGACCGACGTAAAACTACCGCAGCTTCCTGGTCAGAAGGCTGGCCATTGATCAAATATCCTGACGGCCCCAAAGCTGGCAATTGGGGGATACATTATTACTTCAACAAGGCGGGTGTAGGTTCAGAACTTTTTGAAAACGGCCAAAATATACCGGGCATATGTGCAGGTCCGGCTTTTCAGCCTGCGCAGGGGGGCAGAGGAAAAGACACCATCTCTTTCTTCCAGCCTTTCGGCAAAATATCTGTTGTTGGCACAGTGACAAAACGAGCCCTACGTCCAGTAGTGATTTCGATTCCTGCAGAGAAAGGAGAGCGATGGGATTTTCATTTTTCGATCATGGAACACCGCGCTTTGCCGCTTAACTCTCACATCAAGGAATGGAAACTGATCTATCAGGATGGCAAACTTTGGCTGTGTCTGGTAGTTGAATTGCAGCGTCCAATTCCCAAAAAGGACTCACTTGCGGCGGGTTTGGAAATTGGCTGGCGGAGAACGGAAGAAGGTATCCGTTTTGCCACGCTTTACGAACCGACAACGAAAAGCATCTGTGAAGCAACAATCAACTTTCAGCGATCTCCCAAAGATCACAAAGATCGTGTCCCGTTTCGCATTGACTTGGGTCCCACACGATGGGAGAAACGTCATATCACTGAATTGCTTCCAGATTGGAAACCGAAAGATGCAATTCCCAATGTGATTGAAATACGAATGGTTTTAGCCGCACGCTGTGATTATCTGAAAGATACAGCCAAAATTCGGCTGCGCAAGCATCTGGGCGAAAATACGCCGCCATGGCTGGAGAAAGCCGGAAGCAACGGTTTGCACAGGCTGGCGCAGGAATTTATGGAAGACACTACCGTTCAAACCATTGTGAACGAATGGGAGGCAAATAATCGGCGAATTGCAAAATTGTCTGCTTTTTATTTTGCTCAAACAACCGAGCGTTTGGAATACGCTCAACTGCAGGTAGCACACGATATTTGCAAGCATCTGCAAGCGAAAGGCATGGGACGGTTGATTTTGGAAGAAAATTTTCTGTCCAAAATTGCGCAACGGCACGACAATGAAGATCCCGAAAGTCTGAAGCGGTCGCAAAAGTATCGGCAGTTTGCAGCTCCAGGTAAATTTGTTTCTGCAGTAAAGATGATCGCAATGAAGTATGGAATCGCAATAGAGAGTCGCGAGAACATTAACCTCACACGTATATGTCATTACTGCGATCATCTGAATCCGTCCACCGAAGCAGAAACACTTATCTGTGAAGGGTGCGGACGGGAGATCAAGCAGGACCACAACACGGCCATTAATCTCGTGCGCTTTGAAGATCTTGAACTGGCGGAAAAAGCACTGCACGCCGGAAGCAAAAAATAGATGGAGGACGATGATTTCATTTTGATCTCTGCGCTACAGCACTATAGCTATTGCCAGCGTCAGTGTGCATTGATTCACGCAGAACAGAGTTTTGCGGATAACGTGCACACGGCGCGAGGCAACGCGGATCATAGATTCGTCGATCTGGAAGGTTATGAATCACATGCAGATGTGCATATCGAACGAGCACTTCCTCTGGTTTGTGAGAAGATCGGTTTGCGTGGAAAAGCCGATATTGTCGAATTTTTCTCTGACGGTTCAGCCTATCCCGTCGAGTACAAACATGGTGTGCGTCGCCCGCAGAATCATGACGACATACAACTGGTTGCCCAAGCTCTCTGCCTTGAAGAGATGACTGGCCATGTTGTACCGTTTGGTGCAATTTATCACATCGGTAGCCGTCGAAGACGCGAAGTAAAGATCACAGATGAATTACGCCAACAGGTGGTTGACATAACTCAGACAATTCGGGAAATGCTGCAATCAGAAAAGATGCCACCTGCCCCCAACGATGCTCGTTGTACTGAATGCTCACTGATTGAAATCTGTCAACCGCAAATGCTTGCAGAACAAGTGAAACGGCAGACTTTGCGCAAAAATTTGTTCAGCGTGGAGGATGATTGCAGATCCTGTTAAATACTCTTTATCTAACTCTGCCCGGCTATCTGCATTTAGATAACGATACCTTGCGTTTTGATGTGGAGCGAATTACCCGTTTGCGAGTGCCACTACATCACATTGGAGGCGTTGTCTGCTTTGGCGACGTGCTGGTTTCGCCTGCGGTAATGGGACGGTTAGCCGGAGAAGGAAAGTCGTTGGTATTTCTTGATCGGAATGGACGCTTTAAGGCTCGTCTTGAAGGACCAGTCAACGGCAATATTTTGCTACGTAAAGCACAGTTTGCGCATGCTGATTCGCCAATGTTTGTCTTGGCACATGCCAAAGCCTGCATAGCGGGTAAACTGAAAAACAGCCGTTGCGTGCTCTTGCGTAGTGCACGCGATGCTGGCGAAGAAAGCGATGCCGAACGACTGCGTGAAGTTACGAAATCCATTGCTGTCAATTTGCGCTCTCTGGAGTCGGCACCAACGCTCGATGTTGTACGCGGTCTAGAGGGTGAGTCGGCTCGCTGTTATTTTGCGGTGTTTTCTTGTTTAATTCACAGGGAGCAACGTGCAGCGTTTACGTTGGATGGCCGGAGTCGCCGTCCACCACGGGATCGGATGAACGCATTGCTTTCCTTTCTCTACAGCATGGTGATGAACGATTGCCGCAGTGCGCTCGAATCTGTTGGACTTGATCCGCAACTTGGTTATCTTCATACTGTGCGTCCTGGACGTGCATCATTGGCTCTTGATCTGATGGAAGAGTTTCGTTCCGTTATCGCAGATCGGCTAGCGGTTACTTTGGTCAATCGTAAACAAATCCAAGCAAATGATTTTGAAGAACGACCAGGTGGCATGGTGCAGTTACGGGATGCTGCACGCAAGACGCTGGTTCTTGCTTTTCAGGAACGCAAGCGAGATCTTACTTCCCATCCATTGCTTGATCAAAAGTTAACCATAGGATTACTACCTCAGATTCAAGCGCGACTATTGGCCCGTGTTATTCGTGGTGAAGTCGAGGACTATCTTCCTTATTTGGAGGGTTAGCTGTGCTTATTTTGGTGTGTTATGACGTAGCGACGGATACCCCACAAGGTCGAAGACGCTTGCACCGAGTGGCTAAAACTTGTGAGGCTGTTGGCCAGCGAGTACAGCGGTCAGTTTTTGAATGCCATGTAAACCAAATAGAATATGAGAAATTGGAACGGAAGCTGCTGGATGAAATTGATCCTTTGGAAGATTGCTTGCGCTTTTATCGGTTGACCGAACCGTTCAACCAACATTTGAAGGAATACGGTAAATTCAAGGCATTCGATTTTGATGGACCATTGATTGTGTGAACCTGTTTCCACGAACCAGAAGTGACAGACAAAAGGCGGGAGGTTCGCGGAACGCGGAAGTTTCCTGTTTTCAAGGAGATAAGTATGACATACCAATTTTGTGATTATGGAAAAGATGTGGAAAAGACGAGGTTCGCGATTTCCACAGGACAAACCATTGATGCTATTATGTTTTTAGTGCCGAAGGCACAATGAACATAAAGTGCATCGCACAGATGCAACATGCCCTGATTCAGCACTTCAACGCCCACAACCTATCGGCACAATGAACATAAAGTGCATCGCACAGATGCAACAGAGAAAGCTACAGTTCGATCAACGATGCTAGATCGGCACAATGAACATAAAGTGCATCGCACAGATGCAACTGTGAGGCTCGCTGGCTCACGGCCCTTCGTGATAGGCACAATGAACATAAAGTGCATCGCACAGATGCAACTCAGCAGCGTGCGTCTGGAGCGGCAACAATACCGGGGCACAATGAACATAAAGTGCATCGCACAGATGCAACTTATCCGCTGCTGTGCCAACAATACTACCCGACTGGGCACAATGAACATAAAGTGCATCGCACAGATGCAACGTAATCTGTCTGCTCCTGAACAGCACTATTTCGCGGCACAATGAACATAAAGTGCATCGCACAGATGCAACCAGAACTACTGGTGAGTTCACTGCCCATTGATCTTGGCACAATGAACATAAAGTGCATCGCACAGATGCAACCAGAACTACTGGTGAGTTCACTGCCCATTGATCTTGGCACAATGAACATAAAGTGCATCGCACAGATGCAACTGATAGCGTGCGCCGCCCTGCATCGCAGGTCCGCGGCACAATGAACATAAAGTGCATCGCACAGATGCAACTGAATACCATTCCAACGTTGTTGCGTGATCCAAGGCACAATGAACATAAAGTGCATCGCACAGATGCAACCCTCTGAAAAACACGGTTCCGTTGTTTGATGGGAATTTATAGAATTACCAATATATTTTCTTACAGAAAGTTCAATAGAGAATTTTGAATTCATCAAATAAAAAAGATTTTCTCTGAATTTTTGAACATTAAAAAATCTACGTGAAAAAAATGCCATCGTGATCGCATCCATTGTCTACTTATGCCACCTTCTTTGGACGACCCCCGTGATATTCCGAACGCGGATGGCTTTTTGCGGCCAATTTTGAGAAATAATCCGTGCCTTTTTGGCGCACCAGCTTTTCCCCGGCAATTCTCGCAATTTTCGAGTAAAAAAGCGGATCAGCTTTGGTAAGCTTTTTCTTTTTTTCAATTGGATTTGTCTTTTTCTTCATGCGCGCAGCATAAGACAAATTCAGTTTGGCGTCTACACCAATTTTTACCGTAGACAAAAATTAAAAATCAGAATATTCGTGAAAATACCGAGGACCGCAAAGGAGGCGGTCATGCCTGAAGAAACCGTCGTGAATCCTGAACTTTTAATCGCCGGGGTCCCAAAACTACATCATTCCGCCGAGTTCAAAAATATCTACGCTGCCTTTATTCAGGCGCAGGCGGAATTTACATCCGTGCCAAAAAATAAAACGGCGACAATTCGCAACCAGAAGACAGGCAACGTTTACACCTACAAATATGCCGATCTGGCCGATGTTTTGGCTATGGCTTTGCCGGTGCTGACCAGACATGATCTGGGCCTCTTACAGCCACATCTTCGGGTGGATGGTCGGTTGCGGGTTTGCACGCGGTTGATTCACTCCACTGGCGAATGGCTGATGTCGGATGGTGTGGCGATTCTGGAGTCTGGCAGCCCACAGGAGTTTGGCACCGATTCAACCTATTACCGTCGTTATGATGCCTGCACATTTCTAGGCATTGTGGCAGACGAAGACATTGACGCACAGAAAAACGCTGAGATTCGGCAATCCACACCATCAGTGCGCCAACCTGCAGCCGTTGCTAAACCTGCCACCGGTCCAAAGCTGCAGCCAAAAACTGAACCTTCTCCTGAACCAACTTTGGTTGCCAGCAAATCAGAGCAGTTGGTTTCTGAGGAAGCCGATAAGCACCTCACTGAACGTGAAGATCTGATTCTCAAGCTGAAAACTTTGGTCATAGACAACAAAGAACTGGGCAAGCGGGCTGCAGCGATGTTTCCTCAGCACCGCAGCACCAAAACTTTGATGGTCGCAGACTTGCAACGGCTTTATGAAACCCTGCAAAGCGAAAAGGAATATCGGGAATCGCTTACGGAAATAGTGAATCCGGCGCCATTTGTTGCTTCAGTGCCACCGACACACAAGGAAACGGCTGATATTGCCACCATGTTTGCCGAAGGCAAGCTGACCACGGCAAGCAGGATTACAGGCCCGACAATCGGCAAAGGGTTGGCACAGCGGCTGCACAAATTGATTGCCATTCACAAGATTCATACCGAAGAGGAGTTATTGGAAGACTATTTGAAGCCGATGGGTCTGGAACATGCTTCGGACCTGCCACGGGATCTCTACGCATCGTTATGCGACTGGGCAGAAGGAAAATTGCAGGAAGGAACTTCAAATGGAGAAAATGGCGAATAAGGTACCAGAGATGCCGTTAGAACCCGTGGCACACAGCAGTCATGTGGCAGCCACCGGTTATGACGAGGATACGGCGCGCATGGTGGTGGAGTATCTGGACGGGAGTTTTTATCGCTGGGAAGGGATTCCGGCTTCCGTTTATTCTGCGATGCGCGCTGTACAAAGCGTGGGAAAATATTTGCGCACAGTGGAAAAACAATTTGGAAAAGGAATTTGCATGAAATGAATTATTATTTCTCCGTTGTTAAAAAAAATACCGGGGAGATGTCTAATGCGAATGTTGGATCAATCCGCAGCTTTTCCGAAGAAAACAAACATCGATCAATATATGCCACTGATCGATGCAGCGCTTGCAGCCACTCTTGGAGCTGACAAACTACCAAAGGCGGTGCTGGAGGATTACGCTACCGTCGAATTAGCCACAAAGGCGGCCAAAACGATCCGCTATTACGTTCAACAAAGAAAGATCGACTTATGTGTCGTGCGTCCAAAAGAGTCGAAAACTGTTGCGGTATACAAAGGAAAAACGCAGCGCAGACAGAGGCGAAGCGAAAATGAACCAAACGCCACAACCAATCAGCCCGCGCCATCCGAATCCCCACAGGCTTAAAATCTCTGGTGGCTGGTTTGAGCCGGACGGACACGTCTATCGTGACGCTCAGGGAAATCGGGTTCTGAGCGTCACGCAGATCTTTCAGATGCTGGGTTTGGTGAATTATGACGATGTCAGTCCGGATGTTTTGGAACACAAGTCAGAGGTTGGCATTGCTGTACACAAAGCAGTTGAATTGCTGTTACAGGGTTTGCTGGATTGGGATACAGTCGATGAAGCAGCAATGGCTTACGTAGTAGGAGCGGAGATACAGTTTCGCAACATGGCTTTTGAATTGGCCGAATGTGAACAACAGGGCATTTTAGAAACTCACGGCATGAAGGTTGGCTACCAGTACGACCAGCGTGGATGGATTCTGTATAACGGGCGCAAGAGGCCGGTAATTGTGGATTTAAAGACTGCCGTGCAGGAAAGTGATACATGGGCATTGCAGACGGCAGCGTATGCGCTGGCTGCGCCCGGATTGAAGGATGGAGAACATTATCTGCGGGTAGTTTTGCATTTGCAGAAAGACGGTCGGGTCAAGCCGCTCTATTATGAAGATCCGCAGGATGAACGCACTTTTTTGTATATGGCGTATTGTGCTCAGTGGAAACAAAATCACGGATATAAACTTGCCGCGTAAAGGAGAATGCCGTGAAAATTGTTTTTCTCGACTTCGATGGGCCAATTATTCCGGTTCAGTCGCATGTACATAATCGCAGTGTTAAAGAAAAAGCGTGGCCTCCTTGCGTAAAAGCGCTGAATCGAATTACGGATTCAACCGGAGCCAAAATTGTTGTAACCAGTTCATGGCGTGATACCTCCGCAAAAAATCTTTTTTATGGTCAGGCAATAAAAATCGTGCAAACACTTTTGAAACAGTGGGGTGTCACTGGAGAAGTTTTGGGACAAATACCGTATTGCATAGAAATTCAAGGAAATTACGCAATTGAAGCGCCAAGGGGTCAGGAAATAGCCTCTTTTCTAAAAATATGCGATAACGTAGAATCATTTGTCATTCTGGATGATGATGACGACATGGAGGATTTAAGGGAATTTTTAATTCAGACACCGTTCGAAAAGGGGTTAACGGAGGCTGACGCTGATCGAGCGATCAGGATGTTATCGCAATAACCAAACAGCAGTAAACCGAGGAGAAAGCGATGAAGGCGTGGAGGATTTTGAATTTGAACCGGCTTCGGAATTAACAACTGATTTAGCGTTACGGGCTGAACCAACGTTGTTGTTGCCCAGCAACTTTGACAGTCGCGTAGCAGCATTGCGCAAAGAAATCGACGTTATTCTGCGCCATGCAGAAACCTTCACTGAAATTACCAGTTTGGAGCAACGCGACCGCGGAATTGAAGCAGGACAGTTGCTTCAGGTAATGTCTAAAAACGTTGCTGAATTTTATAAACCCATCAAACAGGCTATTGACCAGTTAAAACAGCCCATTCTGGAAATGGAACACGTTGATGCGGACGCGTTGAAAACCGCCAAAGAGCGGTTGGCCATAGCAATTCAGGAGTTTGAAAACCGTCAGGCATTGATTGAAGCTGCCGCCATGGAGCAGGCACAGCTCGCAGCAGCTGCGGAAACTCCGGATGGAGAGTTGCCGTTGCCGGTGATTGTGCCCGCCGTCGTTCCGGCAAAGACGCGCGGCAAAGTCGAGACCGCAAAATGGCACGCAGAAGTCGTGGATTTGTTGAAGTTGGTGCAAGCAGTGGTTTCGGGCCAGGTACTAATTCAGGCCGTTCTGGCCAATCAAAAATATCTGGACAAGCGCGCCGATTCTGACCGGGAAGGAATGAACATTCCCGGCGTGGAAGCGCATGAAACGAAAAAAATTCATTTCAGAGTTTGAGCAAGAGTAGAGGGGGGTTCATGAAAACTGCTGTTTGTTTTTTCCTGAGTATCGTTTGTTTGACCGCGCCTGTTTGGGCACAAACATCATCCCAAAATCCGCAGGACTTGCCGATTGCCGTTTCGGCACCGCAATCGTTGCAGACTCAGATTGATGGTGCCTGGAAAGATGTGCGGATCGCGCAATTGCAACTGACCCTGATTGTGCAACAGGCTTTAGCGGGAATGGAAAAGGGTGCGTATTACGACTTTACCCAGCAGAAGTTTTTCCGTCCTGCGGAACCACCGAAAAGCACTGTAAAAACGCCGAAAGGAGCAATTCCAGAGAAAAAGCAGTAATTGAAACGGCAAGATTGATACATCATGCGGCCAGTCCAGATTCTGGACTGGCCGCAACAGAAAATGGAACCTATAGAAAAAGCAGTCTTTTTTAATAGCTCTTGACACAAAAATGGATGCAAAGCAGGATGCAGATGACGCATGTGCCTCGAACATGCGTCTATTCGGTCGCGATGCGGAGTCGACCCCTCCAGTTGGTTGCGGCCAGCAAGTCGTGATGGGCTGGTTGGTCCTCGGTGCCGGCCCGTCGCGACGGGTTCACTCTTTTGGGACAAATTAGATTTCCACAACCTTTTTGATTTTTTGGGGAAAAATGTTGCGTTTCGGTTCAAAAAGGTCTACCTTAATTGCATCAGAACGAATAGAATGTTTCGGTTCAAAAAGGTTTATAAACGAGCAATTGGAATGGAATAAGTATTCTTGTGCATCCATAACCAAGGAGCAGAGGATGAAATCCGTTGAAGCCGATCGTCCCTATGAACCGCTAATCAAATCGGAAAAAGCAGCCGAATTTTTGGGTTGTGCCCCCCTTACCGTGCGCCGGATGGCACGCGATGGAAGGTTGCCTTCGATTCCCTTTCCGAGAGGAAATGGAAAATTTCAGCATCGTTTTCGCCTTTCAGAATTGCAGGCATACGTGGAGAGTCTGTCACAGTCATACAACAGGCCAACGTGTCAGGGAACAGACTTCGACGCGCAAAAGCGAAATGACAATCCGGGTGCCTGATTTTTGGTATGCAACGAGCGGCTGTCCAACCGCACGATTTGTCGGACAGCCGCTTTTTCAGGCCACCAGGTGCACGTCATATTCGCTTTCATGACGACATTTGTCGATAAAGTCGGCCCAGTGCTGCATCATTTTAGTGCGGGCAGCCAGATATTTTGCTTTGTTGTAGACGGCGGCAACCTCACCTTTGCCGATATGCGAAAGCTGCATCTCAACATGCGTTGGATCAAAGCCCTGCTCATTGAGATACGTAGACGCAATGTGCCTCCAGCCGTGTCCGGTCATGCGGCCTTTATAGCCCATCCGATCCAGTGCTTTGAGAATAGTATTGTTGCTCATTATGCCCGTGCCACCGTTGTAATCAGGAAAAAGACGATCTGTATCGCCACTGACAGTTTGCAGACGTTTTAGTACGGCAAGAGCCTGTGAGGAGAGCGGCACAATATGTTCGCGCTTCATCTTCATGCGTTCTGCCGGGATAACCCAGAGATTCTGTTTCCAATCGATTTCTTCCCATCGGCCACCGATCAACTCCCCGGTACGAATAAAGGTCAGGCTGAGTAGTTCCATGGCCAGCCGGGTCAGAACGTTTCCGTTATAGTTGCGCATCTTTGCAAGCAGTTCCGGTACATCACCGATGTCCAGATGGGCGAAGTTCTTTTGAACTACTCTGGACAGGATCTGGCCCGGCTCGATGCTGGCAGCTGGATTTGTGGCATTTTCATCAAGAAAGCCATTATTCAATCCCCAATCAAAGATCTGACGAATGATCTGCAGATTGCGGCGCGCAATATCGCGGGCACCGCGGGCATCCACAGCCTGAGAGAGAGCCACGATGTCCATGCGTTTGATCTCATCGGGACGTTTTTTGCCAATTTGAGCAATTACGTCGTTTTCCAGCCGGGCTTCAACATTGGCGGCGTATTTCCGGTTCTTATCGGCTTTCCACCAGGTAAACCATTTACGGACCAGATACTCGAAACAGTCCGTAGCGGTTTTCTCTTCCTCGGCGCACTCCGCTTTTTTCACTTCTTTGGCTTCTTTACGCACAGCCATGGGATCGACGCCTGTGGCCAGAAGAGCCCGAGCTTTGGCATGGCACACACGTGCTTCCGCCAGGGAAACATCGGGATACTTGCCCAATGCCATTTGTTTTTCTTTTCCTTCAAAACGATAGCGCCAACGCCAGAGTTTTCCACCAGTTGGTGCAACTAACAGATAAAGTCCTCCTCTATCAGCGAGGTAGTATGGCTTTGATTCTGGCATGGATTTTTGGCATTTCAGATTGGTTAATTCGGCTGAAAGCTTCGATGAATTGCTTGATGTTTTTTCTTTCAAAGTTTGCATGTTTTCCTCATTTTCCTGTTTCTTTGCGAATGGTTTTCAAATCAATACCCAAAGCAAGCAGTTCTTGTATTTGCTTTTCAAAAGCAGCCCGATTTAAAACCGACAGATTATGGGTCAGATTTTTAAAAGCCAAATTGCTTTCGGCCAATATTTTATGGGCCATGTTTTCGAAATTGCGGCTGCTTGTAACCAACAATTCGTTCATCAACTTTTCGTAAGCTCGACTACTTGAATTGAGTAATTGAGATGCCAGTTTTTCTTGTGCCAGCATCGCAGCAGCCAAAATGGATATTTTCTTTTCTTCGCGAAATTCCGCTCTCTTTCTCAATTTTTCAGATTTTCTTTTGGCTATGGGATCAACACCCGTGGCCAGAAGAGTCCGTGCTTTGGCATGAAGTACGCGTGCTTCCATCAAAGAAATATTGGGATATTTGCCCAACGCCATGAGTTTTTCTTTTTCTTCAAAACGGTAGCGCCATTGCCAGTGTTTGCTTCCTCTCGGTGTTATCAACAAACACAAACCATGCCCGTCGGTAAGGCGATAGAGCTTCAGACGAGGAGATGCTCTTTGGCAAATCAGATCGGAAAGTCTGTTTGTAGCCTTCATGTTTCCCCTATTCCGTACATATTTTTCTTCCCAAAAATATGTACGGAATAATTCCGTACACGCATCGTACTTTATCTCAAAAAATGTACGTAGTAAATAGCTGCTTCCGGAAAAGTCTCTTAGGGCATTATCGTGTCAGATGAACGAATTTTGGGAGAGGATTGGCATTAAATCGTTGATTTTAAAGGATAGAAAAGCAGGAAAGAAGTAGAGACACGTCGAGTAATGTTTAGGTAAGTTTAGGTTGAAAAAAGGGAAATGGCTGCCCCCCAGGGATTATGATGTATATGAAAAACAAGGAGTTATATGCGTTTTCCAGAGAAATATCCACAAATATATACATACCCCTAAAAAACACTGCCATCAAAATTCGTTCAAATAATTCATTTCAAACGTTTCTCGACTTCTCTTCGTTATCTTTCAAAATCGCTTGCAGACAACCAAAAAGCATGGATAATCACTATGGAGTTTGCTATGACGAAAACAAGCAAATCAATGGATACAACCTCCTTTCCCCAGATCCTGCGTAAGAAGCAGGTGCTCTCGATGGTGGGGCTGAGTGCCAGCACTGTTTACGTGCTGCAGAAGGCCGGAAAGTTTCCCCTTCCCATCAAATTGAGCCAGCGCGCAACCGGATGGTTGGACAGCGATATTACGCGTTGGCTGGCCGACAGAGCCGCTGAGAGAGCCGCCTAAAAAGCTCCCACAACCAGTACCTTTTTCAATTTACCCCATGGCCCCTTCAACGGGTCAAAGGGACGTTTCGCGTTTTTTCAGGATTCAGTCGACGGAGAAAGATGCGTGCCTACTATAACGATTCTGATCCCTTCAAATGCGAAGTGATTAGAGAAGCAATTAAGGCAGGTGCCATCGCACCAGGGGACGTGGATGAACGGAGTATTGCCGATGTCGAGCCAGTTGACCTTATGGGATACATCCAATGTCACTTCTTTGGAGGCGGCGAATTTTGGTCTCTCGCCCTGCGACAGGCTGGATGGCCAGACGACCGCGAAGTTTGGACAGGGAGTTGTCCCTGTCCGAGTTTTTCCGCAGCGGGCAAAGGACAAGGGTTTGCAGACCCTCGTCACCTCTGGCCTCATTGGGCACAACTCATCCGCGAGTGCCACCCTTCAACAATTTTTGGAGAACAGGTTAGTGCAGCGATTGGACATGGGTGGCTCGACCTTATTCAAACTGACTTGGAAGCACAAGACTACGCCGTTGGGAAGGCAGTATTTGGAGCGTGCAGCGTCGGCGCTCCGCACATCCGGCAAAGACTTTACTTCGTGGCCAACTCCTTGCGCGGAGCAAGCCAACGGAGAACCAGAAGCATTTTTGGAGCGGAAGCGACGAGCGGTGATGCGGGGAGTGCAGATGGGCGTTGCACTGACCGACCTGAATATGGTGGCGAAACTGAGTTCGTGGCGCAGTCCCAATGCACGACTGAATGGGGGCGGGGACTATTCAGACCCGGAGAAAGCAGCGAAGCGACTGGAACAAGGACATCAGTTGAATCTCAGCGAAGAGGTGTTGATATCGGCATGGCCGACACCGCAGACGCACGACGACAAGCTGCGAGGCAACACGGAAGCGGACCATCATTTTTTCCCGCACGATCTGAGCAATGCGGCAACTCTATCCAGTTGGCCGACACCATCGGCAACCGAGAGGAGCGGTCAGGGACCGTTGAACTCGTCACTGATGCAGGATGCTCGTTTGGCATCGTGGAGCACACCACGGAACGAGGATGCGGAATCGGCGGGGATGCGACACAGCCGGGGAACGGCGGATACGCTGACGGCGCAAAGTTCGCTTGCAGCGTGGTCCAGTCCATCCGCACGGGATTGGAAGGATACAGCGGAAATGGCGACGACCGGAACCAATCCGGACGGGTCGGAGAGATCACGACTGGACCAGTTGCCGAGGCAAGCGAACCTGGCGGGCTGGCCAACTCCGATGGCGGGAAGTCCGGCGACAGAGAACTACAACGAAGCGGGCAACAACGACAGCAGCCGGAAGACGGTGGAACTGTGTGGATGGGCATCTCCGAAAGTAAACGACGACAATCTGGATCGGCGCGGCGCAGAGGCGACGAAGAAGGAATGGAATCGCGAGAACGCGAGCCGCAGCAGCCTACCTCTGGAAGTGAAGATGCTGGCTGCGTGGCCGACACCAAATTGTCCGAATGGTGGCAGGGTGCAGTCGGACGAAGTGACTATGACCCAGCGCAAGACGGATGGAACGAAAGCACAAGCGGCGCTGGAGAACGTAGCACGATTGAGCGGTCCGGTCCGGTTAACGGCTGGTGGGCAGGTGCTGACTGGATCGGATGCCGGGATGGAAAGTTCCGGCCAGTTAGACGGGGCTCATTCCCTTTGGCTCCAAGGTATCCCGGAAGAGTGGCGGAACTTCGTCTCGCAGGCGACGCAATCTGTATCCCTGCAGCGCAGACATTCATCAAAGCGTTCATCGAAATCACCGAGGCAAAACGAGGCAAATGAAAGTTAATGGAATCCAAGGTCGATATTTGGATGCCGCTGGCAATCGGAGATTACCTGGCGGATACATCCCATTTGGACACGACCCAGCATGGCGCTTATCTGCTGCTGCTGATGCACTATTGGCGCAAAGGCCCGTTGCCCAACGATGCGGAACAGCTCGCCAATATCTGTCGACTAAGCGCAGAAGCATGGGCAATTAATTCTCGAACCATTCTGCCTTTTTTCAAGATTGAAGAGGACGGCATGTTGCACCAGAAACGACAAGACGCTGAAAGAGAAAAAGCCCTTAACCAGAAGCGGCGCGGCGTGGCCGGTGCGCAAGGAAAATGGTGTACGAATGGACAGGAAGAGAAGATGAAGCGGTCGCAACGACTAGCCGAAGCTCGTAAAAAAGGAACTCACACGGCTGCGGAATGGGAACTCTTGCAGACGTTTTGCAGGCATCAATGTGTTCGTTGCCAGGCATCTGACGGTGACTTAGTGAAAGATCACATCGTGCCTATTTATCAGGGTGGGTCGGACTCGATTGACAACATTCAGCCCCTATGCCGTAACTGCAACGCGAGCAAGGGTCCAGAGACCATCGATTACCGTCCAAATGGCTGGCAAAATGCCTGCAAAATGCCTACGGAAATGCCTACAAACGTCTGGACATTACCATTACCGTCACAATTACCTTCACCAATACCTTCACCAAAAGAAAAAGAACTGCCGGAAATCGCAAAAAACGCGATTTCCTCGTCGAACGGCAAGCCGTTGGACGACAGTCCGGATTTCCAACTTACAAACGATTTTGAATTTGAAGAATCTACCACTCAAACCAACCCCAGGAAAAAAACAAAGCCGGAACTGGACAAGGCCGTACGCGAAGTCTTCGCCTACTACCTCGACGTGATGAATCTTAATCCTTCCACCTACACCCTGACACCGAAGCGCCGTCAAAAGGGATTCAGTCGGCTTTCAGAAGCGCTGCGCATTTCTCATGGCGATCTGAACAATGCCGTGGAGTTGATGAAGGGAGCAGTCGACGAGTTGGCAACTTCAGACTGGCACATGGGCCGCGACGAACGCACCAACGGTAAGCGCTATTGCGATTGGGAAAATCATCTTTTCCGTAATACCGAGCAATTTGAAAAATGGCTTCAGCAGGCGCAGGACGCTGCTGCGAGGGAGGTCAAACATGTTTGAAGTTCTTGTCCGAATGAATGCTTTGGAACTGAAACTCTTTCGCAGGGCTTTGGCCAAAGCGGCAGACGATGGATTACTGGAACCAACAGTTGCCGTACGGCGGATCTGCGAACTGGATGTATTGCGATGGGAAGCGGAAGAGGCAACGAACCAACCATCTGAATTGCCGTTGAAGCGGAGAGTGGCATGAATCGACAAAGACCGGTTTACGTGAGGCGTTATGGACTGAGCAAAGGACAGTCAAAGCATATTTTTTCTAACACCAGATTGCTGGATCAACTTGCTGCCTGCAAAAGCGAAGAGGCACGGAGATTATTGTTGGGCGTTTCAATAAAGACGAATCACGAAGCTGAGCAGAAAGAGAAAATGGCGCATGTCTGAGTTCAAACCTACTTTCGATCAGGCTTATGCCTACTATGCCTATCGGCTACCGATGGAGCGGTTGCCAAAGCGGGACAGCGTCAATGCGCATTGCCCATTTCACAAAGACGAGAATCCGTCGCTGAGTCTGAATCTGGCCAAAGGGATTTGGAACTGCCATTCCTGTAACGCGTCGGGAGGAATGCTGGACTTTGAACGAAAGATGATGGCCACGGATGTGGAAACGTCCTGGGCGCAGATATATCGCATCACCGGCATGGAACCTCCCAAAATCACGCACAAGCTGGTGAAGGTCTATGACTACACGGACGTGACTGGAAAACTGCTCTACCAGAAGCTGCGCTACGAACCCAAGGATTTCAACCAACGGCAACCGGATGGCAAGGGTGGTTGGTGGTACAACCTCAACGGCGTGAAAAAGGTGCTTTACCGCTTACCGGAGGTGGTGACATCAAAACTCTGCTTTTGTACTGAAGGCGAAAAAGACTGTGACAATTTGCGCAATGCGCTAACTGTAGCCGGCATTAAGGACTTTGCAGTAACGACCACCTTTGACGGCGCAGGACATTGGAAACCGGAGTATGCGCCCTATTTTACAGGGCGGATGGTAGTGGTGATTCCCGACAACGATGCCAAAGGCAAAGCACATGCACAAACCATTGCAGCCAGCGTGAAGCCGTTTGCAGAAAGAGTGAAATTGGTTGAACTGCCAGGATTGCCAGAAAAGGGCGATGTCTCGGATTGGCTGGAAGAATCTGTTATCGGAGCGGCAGATCAATCTATCAGCGAGATTTTACAGACTCGAATCAAAGAGTTGTTTTCCTTAATAAAGGCCACGCCTTTGTGGTTACCAGAACAAAGCGAGCATGTGCTACTCGAAGAGATGCGCGATTTTTTGGATCGAGCTCCGGAAGAGATTGACTGGCTTGTCGAAGGATTGATTCCGGTGCGGACGCGCGGCTTGATGGTGGCAGACGGCAAAGTCGGGAAATCGCCATTGAGCCTTGATCTGGCACTGGCGCTGGCATCGGGTTCGTCATGGCTGGGCCACGTAGTGCCCAAACGGCGGCGCGTGGCAGTGATTAGCCGTGAGGATGCGCCACAGGAGACTGCTCGGCGTCTGAAGTTGCTTTCAGCCGGAACGGCGGCGCGCGCCGAATACAACTGGGGCCAGATCTGGCTAAACACCATGGACCAGAGTCCGCTGTTTCATTTAGACAACTTCGAACACGTAGACCCGCTAATCAAAGAACTGCAGATGGAGCAGTTCGATCTGGTCATTTTTGATGTGCTACGCAATTTGCACTCCGGTGACGAAAACGATAACACGGTGATGGCGGCAGTGATGGCAGCGCTGACGCAAATTCAGGTAGAGGCGCGATGTGGAGTATTGCTGTTACACCACATCAGCAAAGCACAAAGCACAAACGTCTTTCGCGATGCGCGCGGAGCCGGCGCGATTCATGGTTGGACGGAATGGGGCGTGGGATTGACGGTAGTGGACGAAACAGTACCACGGCGTCAATGGGTGCGCAAGGTGGAATTTGAGCTGAAGTATGCTTGTCCAGCTGATCCGGTGCATTTCATGATTGTGGGCGATGAGACAGCGTTGCGCATTGAACTGACTGAATCGGAAGAAAAACCAACTATGACACCACGACGCAGCAAAGTACGAGAGATTGCGAATCGAGATTTTCCGCCACATTGGACGGAAAAAACAGAAAGAGAAGAAGCATGAAAGAACTGACAAAGGATGTTTCAGTCGAAGCTGCGGAATTAAACGCAGCGCGGGAACATGTGGCCTATTGGCAACGGGAGTTGCGTTTGGATCATCTGGATATTGACGTGGAACTGATGCCTCGTGATGAAGATGGCAATCTGGCGTTGTCACTGATCGCTCCGCTGCATCACCGGCAACGGTTGCGAATACGGCATCCCGAAAATCGAAAGCCCTCGGAATTGCGCGATATGCGGCAGGATCTGGAAACGGCGATTGTACACGAATTGCTGCATACAAAAGAAATTCCCTGGCGCGACCATCCATCGGTGCAGAAAGTGCTGGATGAAGACACATGGTTGAAGCACCTGCATGAGGATTCAATTGATGCGATTGCAGAAGCTCTGGTACGGGCACGGCGCGGTGAGCGCAGATAGGAAGAAACGATGAGGGGAATCAACATCTTTGCTGGCTTTATTCAATGTTGTGTGAGGTATCCGATTTGGTTTTTTCTTGTTTACACGGTTCTTACCACGATTCATCCGGACCGCCTGATTTGGTTTCTTTTTTGGGTTTATGTGTCATTGGGGATACTGACCACGTTGGTTCAAGGAGTGATCGAAGTAATTGAAAAGAACGACACCAAAAAGTAAACGCAGGAGACAGCATGTATCAGATTTTGGAGGGTGATGTGACTGAACAACTAAAGACGCTGGAGAATGCGTCAGTGGACGCCATTGTCACGGATCCTCCGTATGGATTGGAATTCATGGGCAAAGACTGGGATGCTCCGTGGAAGACCGATCATAGACAGGGATTTTACGGTACCATGCAGATTTCTGACAGCCCATTTGGACGTAGTAAGGTCCGCACCGGAAATGGCGCAAGTTACGGTGCGGATGCGCACATCATGCAGGCGCTGCAGGACTGGCATTTCCACTGGGCCAGTGAAGCTCTACGTGTGTTGAAGCCGGGTGGTTATCTACTGGCTTTTGGTGGCAGTCGTACTTATCACCGCTTGGCTTGCGCTGTTGAGGATGCGGGATTCGAAATCCGTGACCAGATTATGTGGATCTACGGATGCCTTGATGAGCAGACTGAACTTGTGGCCGAAAGCGGCGTAAAGCCATACCATAAAGCCAGAATAGGAGAGCGCATATTGTGCTACGATCTTGAGAACGGCAAGTATTCTTACCAGCCGATTCTGGAGATTGTCGAGTATGACTACTGCGATACCGCCTATCGTCTTATCGGAGATTTTGGGGAGCAAGTTGTTTCCAGAAACCATCGTTGCATTGTTGAACAAAACGGAAAAGAAGTATTCCAAGTTGCCGAAACGCTCGGGACCGAAGCGCGTGTACCCATTCTGGAAGGTTTGCCAGAGTTGCAGCAAGCCCTTTCCGACCTTCAATCGAACACAAGCGGCGCGAAAGAAATCATGCAGCCCGAAGTGTTCCAAGGCGCTGATTGGGAAAGCGAACAGCAGAGCGACGCCACTAGAGCAAAGGAAAGGGGAGGTAATTACCTGCGTGGTTTGCCGAGCCAAGAAGTGGGTTCCGTCTGCATGGTTGAAGAAAGTAAAGAAGCCAACATGCAGCCGCAAGTGCAATGGCGTTCTCAGGGGCGCGGAGTGGAAGAAACATGCGCACGAGGGACGGATGCACTGGACGTCGGAGTCGGAGTCGGCGATGAAGGTACGGATGACAGGCGAGAGCAATCCGGGGTGGAAGGGCGGGCTAACCTACCGGAAACGCAAGGGCGCTTATGCGGATCAGTCAATCAAGTACGTCCGCTGTCCGCTGGAATTCCAGAGCATGGCGCGGAAAGACGGCTATGTTATGGAACATCGACTGGTGGTGGCAAAGGCGATAGGACGGCCATTGTTGCGAGTGGAAGTGGTTCATCATCGGAACCGTCGTGCGGTGGACAACGAACCGACAAATCTGATGCTGTTTGCCACCAATGCGGATCACAAGGCGTACGAGCATGGCGCGGACATCAAACCGTTGTGGTGCGGGTTTTGCCATTCCACTATGTCGGAAAAGTCTGGTGCTTGCATGTGCCGACGGGAGCCTTTGTCGCTGTCCGTAATGGCGTAGCTTTTCCTACCGGAAATAGCGGTTTTCCAAAGTCGCTGGATGTAAGCAAGGCAATTGACAAAACGGCTGGTGCCGAACGGGTGATTGTTGGCTCAAAGAAAGATTTGCCGGGATACTCACTGAAGCCAGATAAGGGACGTGGTGTTTATTCCCCAGATGGACGAAGCAGTGAAATAGAGTGTGCAATTACAGCACCAGCGACCGACGCTGCAAAGCAGTGGGCTGGCTGGGGTACAGCGTTGAAGCCGGCGCATGAACCAATAGTTGTTGCGCGTAAGCCGTTGATCGGTACCGTGGCGGCAAATGTTTTGAAGTACGGAACCGGAGCACTGAACATCGATGCGTGCCGCGTGGGTGAGTTTGTCAATACAACTCCAAGTGGTGTGGACCGGCGCAATCAAACATTGGCCAATATGGGATATCGGCCCAACGCGTATCAGGTTGGACAATCAGAATTGAGCGGGGCCATTGGCCGCTGGCCTGCCAATGTAATTCACGATGGCAGCGAAGAAGTGCTTGCAGTTTTTCCTGACGCACCTGGAGCGCTGGGGGTGGTTACCGGCGAGGAACCGAGTTCTCCCACTCAGGATATTTACGGAAACTTCAAAAAGCGCGCTACCTCCAATCCGCGCGATGGGGAGCCGAGTGCCCAGCGCCGCTACGCAACCAAAGGCGCAACCAACTTCGCAGCGTTGCCGGGCGAACGTCGGATCGATTCGGGTTCTGCTGCGCGGTTTTTCTATTGTGCGAAAAGTAGCCGCCAAGAACGCAACACGGGCTGCGAAAATCTTGGCAAAAAACCACTGCTTTGGTCTTTAGGTACCCAATCGCCGGGAACTTTTCAGGCGAAAGGTACCGACCACAGTGCGCAGAATTTCCATCCGACGGTCAAACCTATTGCTTTAATGGCTTATCTCTGTCGATTGGTAACGCCGCCGCAAGGGACCGTACTGGATCTGTTTATGGGTTCGGGATCGACGGGCATCGCGGCATTGCGCGAGAAATTCAATTTTATCGGTATCGAAGTAAACCCGGAATACGTGGAGATTGCGCGGCGGCGCATTGAAGCGGATGCGCCGTTATTCAACAAGGAGGGGTGATGTGTCTGAAACGAGAGATGAAAAGAAAGGAGGATCGAGATGCTGATTGACGATTTGGTAAAACCGGTGAAACAGGAACGAAGCGATCTGGATGAACGTCTGTTGCAGGCGGATCGAAATATTTCAGAAGCTTGGATAGGGTTGACCAAACGGTCGATGCTGATTGGTTGGGAAGGTGCTTTCATCAAGCGCTACAACGGGTGGGAGCGCTTGGGCTACATGGATGAAAAGCACTATCGGGCTGACAAAGGCATTGGCCGTTCGACCTGGTACAAGATGGTTGGGCTGGCAGAACACTTTCCCAATGTGAGCAAAGAACAGTTTCTTGCCATGTCAATCGAAAACGCCGAGCAACTGGCAGTAGTGCCACTGGAAGCACGAGAGAATCCAGCATTGCTATCGGCAGCGGCCACAAAAACAGCGCGGGAATTTGAGAACGATTTGGTATCTGACACGGCGGAGCGCGAGAACAAGCCGGTGAGCGAAGTCTTTGTCACCATGAAATGGCGTATCAGGCAGGCGCAGCGCGAAGTGATCGAGCGTGGATTGGAAGACTGGCAGCATGAGCACGGCATCGACGATCCCGGCTACGCGTTGGAGTTGATGATTGCTGAGGTGCACGACCGACCGACGCTGGTTGGTTTTATGACCGAATCCATTCCGCGACTGAGTCGAGCAGTAATGGCGGCTGAAAGCCAGGAGGATCTGGAAGATCTACGCAAGCTGTTTGCCAGGCACATTCAGGAGATGGGTGAAATCCTGAAGATGTGTTGCGGAGAATTTAATGCCGAGCAAGAAGCGGCTTAACGATGTCGCCGTCCTGCATCTCCCACTGCCGGTGGGAACGAATCGAAAGCAATTCCGGTTCGCAGGGACGGATTACGTCCCACGGAAGTGAAGTCGACTGACGTGGGTTTGGCTCGGGGAGTCTGGTCCTATAAGCACGCTGGATTCCCCGCTTTTTTAAGGATTTTTGAGATGGTTTTTCCAGCAAACCCAAATGTTTTACGGTCGACCGGATATCGGTTTTTGGAGCTTGGAACATGTGATGGGTGCAACGCGATCGTGGAATGGTGGCGAACGCCAAAAAAGCGTCAGATACCGATCAATCCAATGCCTGCGGAAACGTCGCCAGCACAGCCTCATTGGGCGATCTGCCCGGTAGTAATGCGGTGCAAACAAAAAACGGTTGTGAACAAAAACTGAGGAGGAAAGCGATGCGGAGATGTTGGAAAGGTCGAAACAAAAAAACAATTCTGCAGTCCGAAAACTTAAAGACGGCAGAGAAATTTGCAATCTGCTGACCAAAGAAGGACGCGATGAATACATGCGGCGCATCCGCACGATGTGGGAGCGGCAGGGACGGCGGTGCTGTCTGGAAGGCTGGATCAAAGAGTGTCCAGGAGCTTTGAAAATCAGCGATGCAACTTTTGAGCACCAGGATGGGCGGGGCATGGACGCCGGGCACCGCGACGACAGGATCGAGAAACCCGATCCAAAGACGGGCGAGATGAGGCCCTATAACGGAGCGGCGCACGCATGGTGCAACAGCAGAAAGTTGTCGAAACGGATGGACTACACGAACTTTTACGAGGTGCCGTAGTGACAATGCAAAAAGTTTACACATGCAACATTTGCGGCACTGATCGCAAAAATGCCAACCATTGGTTTGTGGTCGGCACATCACTACCGGAAAGGTTTATGGCGCAAAACGCAGAACAACCAACGCAATCAACCTCCCGCTGCGGCGGAGAAATGAGAGAAGACAATGAATCGCAGATTCTTCCTGAAGACTTCAATTCCAACAGGCGTCATGGTAGCGGGAGCACCTTCTCTGTTAACCATGGAGGGATGTGATTCGGCTACGCTGAAAAGTTATCTTAACACCGTTTTGGATGCTGCCGAAAAAATTTTAGCATTGAGCAGTTCTACCGAATCCTGGTACACCACTCTGACCAAAGCTATTGCGGCATTGAAGGCTACTGAATCGAGCTGGAGCGGCAGCACGGCGGTGGCTGCAATAATCAGCGCCCTCGACACACTGGAAGCGGTGTTGGCAGTGATTCCACTGACCTCTGGCTATTCAGTCCTGATTGATTTGCTGGTATCAGTAATCGACACGATTCTGACTACTTTCGTTTCGGCAACAGCACCAGCGGCGATTCCTAAAGCGATGGCTATGGCTAATGCGCACCGCGGTCGTATACCGCTGAAGAAGCCACACCTTTTTCAGAGCAAAGTCGGTGCTTTTAAGCAGCAATGGAATGAGCTGGTATCTGCCAACCCCGATTTGGCAAAAGCAAAACTGTAATTTCGATGGGAGCAGAAAATGCATTGTCTGGGCAGAAAGGCAGTAAAAACTGATACGCGCACGCTGCGTTTGGCAAAATATCTCACCCCAACCCTTCCCTCTCCGCCACCGGCAGTGGACTGGACAAAGGGAATCACGTCGTTTGGCGAAATGCTCAACAATCAGATTGGAGACTGCACGATTGCCGGGTTGGGACATGCAATACAAATATGGAGCGCAAACACCAGCACGGAAGTTACTCTTTCCGACACAATCATCCAAAGCGCCTACGAGGATTGGTGCGGTTATGATCCAAACGATCCAGATACAGATCAGGGAGGAATCGAACTAGATGTTTTGGCCGATTGGCGCAAAAATGGTCTGGGCGGTCACAAACTTTTGGCTTTTGCTGATTCCAGCGTGGCGAACCTAACCGAAGTGCGCACCGCCATCGACTTGTTTGGGGGCGTCTATATCGGACTGAATTTGCCGATTTCGGCGCAAACGCAGGAAGTATGGGATGACATTGATTCAAAAGACGAAAATGACAACCTGGCGGGTTCGTGGGGAGGCCATGCGGTTTTTGTGCCAGCTTACGATACCAGCAGTTTTACCTGCATCACCTGGGGCACTCTCAAAAAAATGACAACAGCTTTTTGGTTGACGTATTGCGATGAAGCTCATGCGCTGCTATCGCCGGACTGGATAGCACAGACTGAGCAACCCGGACGCTTTGATCTGGCGACTTTGCAGACGGATCTGGCTCTTATTCACTAGGTTTAAGCAATAATATAAACCAAAGTGCGGCGCTTGTCGAGTCAAACGCCGCACTTGTTTTTTTTGAGTGGCTAAACGAAACAGGCTTGTTAAAATGACACAGTAAACAAAGAAGGAGGAAAAAATGCAGTGTCCTATTCACAAGGTTGAAATGGTTTGCCCGGTTTGTGTGGGATCAATGGGAGGCAAACGCGGCGGGAAATCCCGCACGGAAACCAAGCAGAAGGCTGCGCGGAAGAATATCCAGAAAGCACGTGAAGTGCACATCGAAAAGGCACAACAAAGAAAGGCATTGGTTCTGCCACAGGAAAAAATTGACCGGAAAACGATTTGGGGTATAGATGATTGCCGCACTTATTTTTCAAGGTATCCCAGAAGAAATGTTAAAGCAAGCGATCTAATTGCCGCTGCTTCCCCCACAAAAAAAGCCAGTGCCCGCCTCTATGCAAGACAACGGCTACACATGCTGGCACAACGCGGCGAGATTGTACAGATCAGCCGAGGGATCTATCACAAGGCTGAAACGCACTAAAAGCAAAAAAATTACGATGCGCGCAAATTTTTGTGGACAAATGGCTCCTTTTCTCTTAAATTGGTGGCCAAGTCGAATCCTTTTTGAACCGAGGACTTATGCGAAATACAACAATGATGGAGAAGCTTGCAGCTGTCTTTCCAGTGAGAAAAGAAGAACCAGAAGAAATACTGTTAGACTCTATAACACTTCCTGTTCCGGTCGAAGAGGAAGTCCCTCCTGCGCCCGAACCCTCAGCAAAACCAACAATTTCGGTTACAAAAGCAAAGAGCACGGTCACAAAAGCAAAGAAGAAAAAAGTTACACCCGCAAAGAAATCATCTTCCAAAGCAAAAAAAGTTACGACCCAGGTAGAAACCACAGACACTGTGACAATCAGGATTGTAGACACTACAAACGTAGACACGAATGAGAGCTTAGGGCCGCGCTATATTCCTAATCCCAAACTGAAAAATCCATTTTCCGTTCATGTCTATCCGGTTCTTGCTCCGGGACAGAATGATGATCCATATGCCGAAGAGCCGGAAACGCCCGTTTTACCGCTTGAAACAAAGCAGTCTGGTACGGAAGCGGTATCCGGGAAAGTGGAAGATGCACAGACCCAAGAACCAGTCGTTTTACAAAATGCTCCCTTAGTGGTTGAAACATCTCAACCAGAATCGACTTTGCAGATTGTTGAGGAACTAAAGGAAGAGTCCACTATGAATGCGACCCAGGCCGTTATTGTTTCTCCTGAATCGGCAGAGAAAATCTCGCTGGTACCCCAACTAAAGTCAGATCTTCCCGTCGAGATCAAAGATTCCCCCAAACCGGAGGAAAAACCTGCTGTAGTTGTATCTTCATCGTCGAATCTTGAGTGGCTGAATAAACCCACACCTTTTAAAGACCATCTGAAAGGGATGGTGGAAAACCTGAGCGATGCCAAAAACAATATCGCGTTCACTCTGGAACAATTGCGAGCACGGCAAAAAAAGCTGGAAAGCGAACTGTTTGAAGTACAATTTTTGATCGAGCAGCAAAAAGACAATCTGCGACAACTCGACGACACAATCTCTGCCTGTGCCCTTGTCGCAGAACAAAGCGCGAGCATACCACCAGGACTGCTTACTTCTGTTACGGCTCATAAAACACACGCTAAAACAGAGGATTATACCAACGGAAAAATCAAACATCGAGGTCTGGATGATCCAACTGCGTGCCACCAGGGGGATATTGTGAAGTTTTTTGCGATGCATCCGAATTCAGACTGGACATCTTCAACAATCCTCGAAGAGTTGCCGGAGATCAAGCGAGAACACGCAAAAAAATATTTGAACGTATTGCTTCCGACGATGTATAAGGGCGGTAAAATTCAGCGGGTAGGTATCGGCATCTATCGAGCACTGGAAAGTTAATTTGAAGGGAAGAAAGAGATGGAAGATGAATCCGAATCACTGTGGATTGGGACGTATATTTTGGATGATCAGGGAAATGCTCATCCGGAATATGATATTTTGACATGGGCAAAATGGATGGAAAAATCTGGTCGACCGTTAGTCTGCACTGAATTTGCGTGGGGAAGAGTCTCGACGGTCTTTCTTGGCCTGAATCACAATTTTTTTCCAATGAAAAACCCTTTGAATTACAAACCGATCCTATGGGAGACCATGGTTTTTGGCGGCCCACTGGATATGGCGCAAACGCGCTACACGTCGCAGGAAGAGGCATTCGCGGGCCATAAAGCGATGGTGGAGAGATGCATTGAAGAACAACAAAATCCGGAAGACAAAGTTTATCTGGAGAGAATGACAAAAATAGCAAAGCTGATGGAAGATCAATGAACAACGAGGTACTTTATTCTTCCCTGCGATGTCGAAATGATTGCGTTAGATCAAAGCCCGCCTTCAAAATCTTTTGCCGATTTGTGACCTCAACAGGCGGTTGTTGATCTGGAGCACTGTTCAGAGTATTGCCGACGAAATAGGCCAGATCCTGATACATCCGACTGGGCGGAATCAACGTTGGCATTCCAACTGTCTGCAAGATCGGGCATTGCCCAGCAATAGTGATACAGGTATTCGATGATTTCCATAAGCCGCAGGCTTCACGCACAACAAAGACGGGTGCTTGAATCTGCCTCGATAGATCAACCAAAAAGGGCTGTTCGATTCCATAAGGAAACGAGTGCCTGGCCCAATACCTACGTTTCTTTTTTGTAATCTCTGCTGTTTCTTCTGGCGATTGCACTTTGAAATTGTTGACATTGGTAAAACGGGAACGGTACATTCCCATTCCCGGCTGAGTCATCCGATATAGCTTTGCAGCCACTACCAAAAAAACAGTTTGCGTTTCCTGTTGATCGCGGCAAAACATGCTCGTCAAATCGCGCAGCGGAGAATCGCCCTCTATCTCAATTTGAAGGTTGGATTCGTTGATCTTATTTCCGTTATTTTTTTGTGGAACTAGACGCTTGCGAACGTAGACTATGCGCGGATCGCCGCCGCCAAACTGATTGGCCACAAAGTCGCAGTAATCTTTGAACGGAGATTGAATAACCACGATGTTCCTCGATTGTTTTTTGCCGCCTTTGATAAGGTAAACAAAAATAACTGCCGAATGTCATACATTGCATCTCTGCGATGCACTCTATGTTCATTGTGCCTTTGAATCAGCCGGAGTGATGGCACTCAAGCATGTTGCATCTGTGCGATGCACTTTTGGTTCAGTGTGCCTGCGCTAAACGCCGCGATGGCTGTCATCAAATGGTTGCATCTGCCCGATGCACTGTATGTTCTTTATGCCAAGAAACTGGGACAGAGAACATGTCTTGGAGGAAATGTTGCATCTGTCCGATGCACTGTAAGTTCATTGTGCCCGATGCCAATCGGTAAGCGTGCAGCCAGCAAGGGGTTGCATCTATGCGATGCACTTTTGTTCATTGTGCCTCGTTCCGTGATGTGATATGGCGGCACGCACTTCGTTGCATCTATGCGATGCACTTTATGTTCATTGTGCCGGGGCTACCAATGGCGAATGCGCTTAGTGACGTGGTTGCATCTATGTGATGCACTCTTGATTCAGTAGGCTGGACGACACAAAATGATTCTATCACCGATCAAAGACTGTCAGGCAACAGAAGATTCGGCTGTATAGGTACCAGCGATGAGCGCTTTGGCGATTATACCGCTGGAATCGGGCCACGCAGCGCGGGAAGCCAGACCACTCCGATAGCTGGCACGCACAGGATTCTGTTTGATCCATGCATCGTAGGTTGCGTATTGTTGTAGCCGCATTTGAAAGAGCAAAACTTCCTCTTCCACGGCGTTTACGGCGGCAAGCGTTGCTGGGCCAAAATTTCTGTCAACTACAAGAGAAGCACCTGTTTTGACCAACGCTTTTTGCAGATTTCCGATGCCAGTAGGCGTGCCCTGATTGACACAATCGTCTAAAATTTTGGTGGCTACATTTTGATTGGTGATTTGATTGTAAATCGAGTTCCAAAAATACTTCTGATAAAGCATTGTGGCTTCTTCGGCAGTGACGGGGAGCGAGATACCCAGTTGCACACATTCCGCCGTCGACCAACCGTAACGGGTAAAACCACCTGGATCGGCACGTAAGGTTCCCGCTTTACCTTCGTGTTGTAGAACAACTGGAATTGCCAAAGAAAAATCAGCCACGGGCTACCCCCAGACTCATCGCAAGTGCGCTAAGACGCTTGTTCAGATCTTTTTGTCGCAAATATTTACCAAGGTTCCGCAGCACAAGCTGACGACCAACCGGGCCGCAGCGATCTATAAAAAAGATGCCGTTTAGATGATCGATTTCGTGCTGCACAATGCGTGCTATAGCACCTTTGTATATGCGTTCTATACCAGCATCGGGATCTTCAAGCGTGCCGAACCTGATCTGTACAATCTCGCTGCGCCAAACTCGTGCATTATTTTTGCCAACTGGAGGAAGACTGAAACAGCCTTCTGCACTTAACAGATCGCGACCACCGAGGTTCATTATTTTCGGGTTGACGAGAACTTCAAAATGGCCGGGAACAGTAGCAGCAATAGCCAGCTGCACAAAAATGCCGAGTTGTGGCGCCGCCAAGCCCAGACCGTCGTGGCGCTGACAATACCGAGTCATGATGCTGAGCAGCTCCGTGATTTCTGACGAAACAGGTTTCACAATCCGCCGACAGGGCTTGCCAACAAGATCGGACCGGTAAAACAACAACTCAGGTAGAGTAGACACGGAATGACCTCTGCACACGGACTAAATTGCATAATACATGCGTCCGTTTGAGAGGTCGTTATGTGTTTTGATCAGTCGCAAAAGGTTAAATATGAATTAGCAAAAATCGTTCCAATCGTCGTTTTCGGAAGAACGTTTTGCAGATGCCGATTGGTTGGTGGATTGATTGGGAGCAGAACCAGCCAGTACGAGTTCTTCGATTTTGACCTGAACTTGATATTTCTTTTCGCCGGAACGGGGATCTTCCCAGGAGTGCGTTTCGAATTTGCCCTCGACATAGAGCTTGCTGCCCTTTTGGACGTATTTCTCAATGACATCTGCAATACGTGCGTAGCCAACCAGCGTGTGCCATTCAGTTTTTTCTTTCCACTCACCGGATTTGTCTTTGTAACCATCACTTGTGGCCAGGGTAAGCGTAGCCACACTCACACCGCTGGGCAGTGCACGGATCTCAGGGTCTTTACCGACATTGCCCAGCAGGATTACCTTGTTGATGCTTTTTGCCATAACGCTCCTCTGTCTGCTGTCTGCGGGCATCATAGCGCAAGTCGAGAAAAACCGCGATGGCAATCTATTGACTCAGATTTCATTGTATTTGTCTGATGCGCTCTTGGGTCAGCGTGCCAAACGACAGTTCCGTTATGCAATCCTGGAATCGACGTTGCACCTGCTCGGTGCACTCCTGGTTCAATGGGTAAATCAAAAAGATATTAATCGCCCGAAATTTTCAGTTGCATCTATCCGATGCACTGTTGAATCGGTGTGCGTGGCTTATTGAAAACAAACAGGCATCATTCTACGTTGTTGCATCTGTGCGATGCACTTTATGTTCATTGTGCCATCCTAGTCTTAATGTTCAGCGGAGCGGAGGTCCGTTGCATCTGTTCCTGGGAGTGCTCCATGCTCAATTGTCAAACCCACTGCTGCCGCTGCGAGCGCAATATCTTTGAGTCTGGTGTTTTCTTCTTCCAAAGATTGCAGTTGGGCAATTAAAGTGTCAATCATTTTTTTCTGTATAGCTATAAGTTTTGTGCACCAGTAATTGCGCCATATCACCGGCACAGCCAATAGCATTGCAATAGTAAAATCGGCAATGCACCATCCTCTGTGATGCAAAAGATAATTGATGGTAAAAAAATGCCGAGCGTGAAAAAAAGGATGCAATAAATTGCATCGAACAGGCTACGGAAAAATACATTGAGTTTATTGTTCACAGCCACACCTCTACGATGCAGGGATCATCGTTTGCAAAGCGCCCCATACAGTAAAGATTTTTAGGAACCTTTGCTTGTATTTCGGTTAAGGTCTTCGCAAAGGCTATCTTGTCGGTAGGAATCACCTTGGAACCGACAATATCCCAACGACGCAAAACGAACTTATCCGGATAGTCGCGTGGATGGTCGTAAATGACCCATTGTGACATCGTCAGATGAGGCGGTACAGCCAAGTCATTTTCCATCGGAGTATCTACCCTGCTGCACATGGTACATAGCGATGTGCGCCGCTTGCCAGCGGCGGCGCAGATCCATGCGGTGCATGTCGACAGGTGGTCGCTCGTCGCAAAAGGGACAATCGGTCGGAATGCCCCAGCCCCTACCGGTTCGACGATAGCTGAAAATACTCAGCGCACCGACGGGCAAACTGGCGCGAAGGAAGGTCATTTTCACTCGCAATTCTTTCGACAAGCCCCTCGATTTTTCCAACCGTATACGCGACGAACTCGGCTGTAATTCTCGAATCGAATTCTTCGGCTTGCGAAAAGGTACGACGCTTTGAGTAGCCATTGATTTTCTCCTCGGTGGGTGTGGATACAACTAAAGCTTTTTGGGATAAATCGGGATGCACTTTTTGCATGTGGTTCGTCTTTCCTGCTTTGTTTTGCAGAACGCGTCCACAAATATCGCAACTAAAATTCGATTCTTTTTTGCCGGATTTTGGGAATTTCCGGGAGTAAACAGCGGTTTTAGAATTACCAACCACGTGATGAGACGCACGTCGATGGGATGCCCGACCACGCTTATCCTTGAAAGGCCCCCGTCCACATTCTGGACAAAATAAAGAATTCTCAGCAGCCGATAAAGGTGTGGGCGACGACACAGGAGGAAGAATGGTAGCTGAACCGTTTTCAACTGAGGGTGCCTCTGGTTGACTTCCAGCCCTGTCCTTGTTAGGAGTCTTACCCAGACCCAGCTCCTGATATTTTCCAGGATGTTTACTGCGCATGTGATTGCTCAGTGATACCACGTTTTTGATGTCGTCTTTGTCACACAATGGGCATTTCATCTTTTTCCCTCGAAAAATAAATTGCGAGCATACTATCGCAGTTGTGTCTTAAAAGCAAACAAAATCATAGAGTTCCCTCTCCGAAGCAACCCGGCTTCTAACGCTCGGATGCTTTCTGAGGTTCCGGAATCTCAAGACCACTGGTCAGATGGCTTTCGATCCACAATTCTCTGGAAATATCCAAAGAAGACAATGCCTCCTGTATGGTTTTTCCATCGGCAATGCAGCCCGGCAGTTCGGGATGCTTCGCAATCCAATAGCCCTCGGAATCGTATTGCAAATCAATACGGTAATTCTTTTCGGATTTGGTTTGTGTCTCTTCTGTCGTATCGGCAAATGCATCATGAACGCGAAAACGCACAATGATCTGCTTGCAATAAGCACATTGGATCGAAAGCAACTCATCGGCCAGGACTGCCCATGTAGGCGCGCTGGGATGACAGCGCGAATGCACATACATCGGACCAGTATTGCCGCATCTTTTGCAATGAGACAATGCTCGTGTCATGGTTCGACTCTTCCTCTCAAATTCGCCGGTTCGTTTTTTCTGCGGCGCCGCCGACGAGGCGTTTTTTTGTTGCAGAACGAAGTTCCGATAAGGATAGAAGCTTCAGTTTTTTTGTCCTTCATAGCAGATCTGCAAACATTTTGAATTTTGGCCAATAGTGAAAAAGCTCGGGGATTTTTAAGTGCCAACTCAACCAGTTCATCGTTAGAGATCTGTTGGAGCCGGTTTTCTTCGCAAAATCTGAGAACAGCGGAACAATAGATGCAAACTGTCATAGTACCGACGTGCGAAGCGCAATCACCGATCAAATTGCCAGCAGCATCGAGAAGATGGCCGCAGGCAGGACAAGAAATCTCCGGGAGTCGGTATTCATCCATCGTTTATCCTCGCAAACTTTTGCTACGGAAGCCTGTTTTCTACAAACTTGATCTTCAAATCGACGCCCAGCACTTTTGCAATTCGCTCCAGCGTGCGAATGGCGCAAACGCGAGAACCTTCCAGACGGGAGATGGCTGATTGTCCGCATTGCAGCAGAGACGCCATCTCCTGCTGGGTGAGTCCCCGGCGCAGTCGTAGATCTCGAATTTGAGTACCCCAGTGCATTCGTAAACAGGGTAGACCATTTTGAACCGTTGCAACAAAAAATATAGAATTTATGTGATATTTGTATCGAATTTAATATCCAAATATCACATTTACCTCATAAAATTAATCAAGTCAGTGTCAAATCAGATTATTGTCCTCGTTTTTCAGTCGTTCATTTTTTTGGTTTTCTCAGGTTTTTTGCATTTTCTTTGCGTTTGTCCTGACCGCCGCTATTCCAGCGCCAGGTGCGGCAGCTTATGCATCGTTTTTTCAATGGCTTGTCTGGATCAAAGATCCACCGTGCATTACATAAATCGCAAATACAGATTTTTCCGTCCGTGATCATAGCCTCAATTTAAAACACTTTTCTAGTATTCGCAAAATTCATGTGTATTGCGGCTACCAATTAGGTATAATTTGCCTAATTGAAAAGTCCGCAAACCAATCCCAACAAGATCTCGAACGCGCTGGAGCGGATGAAGAGGAGTCAGGTAATGCGAGCAGTGATTTATCTTCACGTCTTCAGGGGAGATGACGCACAACACACAGCCGATCAATTTGACCGGTTGTGTAATTATGTTAAGTCGCAAAAATGGCAACTGGTACACACCTACCGCGATGCACTCACAGGGAAAAGAAAGGATCGCACGGCCTACCAACAAATGCTTGCTGGGGCAGCCCGGCACAAATTTGATGTACTGGTTTTTTGGTCGCTCGACCGACTTAGCCGTGAAGGTATTATGCCTACCATAACGCTATTGCAAAAACTCACTACATTGAATATCGGCTATCGCAGTTTTACGGAACCCCATCTGGATTCCCTTGGTCCTCATCACGAGACTTTGATGGAACTATTAGCAACGCTGGGCAAGCAGGATAAAGTACGCTCAGAGAGCACTAGAATCGGTTTAAAACGGATGCGAGCAAACAATCAGCCTGGTCCGAAAGGTTTTTATGCTCCGGGACGACCACCAGTTCAGATTAACTTGAAAAAAGCAAAAAGGCTGCGCGCGGAAGGACTTTCGTATGAAAAAATCGCAAAACTATGCGGAACATCGAAAGCGACTCTCTATCGCCTTTTAAATCCCCTTGATGAAATCGCCCAGAAACAAAAAAAGGCAGCTTCTGAAAGAAACCACCTTTTATAAAAACGAATTTGTGTTAGCTGGCTTTCTTTTCCAGCATCTCGATTTTGGCGTCGTGGCGTCCAAGCGTTTGGTAAAACTGTGAGAGATCCGATTGTTGCCGATCAAGCCGTGCATTCAGATCAGATCCCATCCTGTCCATGCGACCAGTCAGATCAGAATTCATTTTGTCCATACGTGACTCAAGAGAGCTGAAGCGATTATTATTGAACAACATACCAACAAAAACAGTCACAATCACAGCCGCAAAGCCGTAAACTTCGCTCATAGGAACACTCCTATCTTATTTTACTCTATTCGTTTCATGCGCGCAATTTAATTCATGCAGTCCGGAATTCGGACTATTGCGTTAATCCGAGTTTGGCAAATTCCCGTATCGTAAATTCTTTGCTTTCCGGACTCAGACTGGCCAGGAGCTTCCGTCGACATTCGGCCTCCCGTTCCTTTTTCCTGCGTACAAATTCTACATGGCGTTTTTCCATTTCAGCTTTTTTAGTTTTCTTTCCTCGATTCATCGCTTTCCCTCCTGCCGTATTACTATAGCAAAGGGCTTTTTCTTTGAGAAAAGAATTAAGTGATTTTCTAAATTCGCCGCGTAGAAATACCTGGTTGTCCACGCCAGAAATGGCGGTCTATTTGCGCAAAGGCAGACATTTGGGCAGTGACGGTCGCATCCATACTTTTTTAGATATTGCCAGCATTGAAGTGCAACCGGAATTTCGCGATCAAGGGTACTTCAAAGCATTTCTGGCTCTCTGTCAGGAGATCATTCCCTATGACGGCATTCTGATTGAAAATGTTCTAAGCGAAATTCTGCATAATTATCTTCATCGCCTCGCGCAACGGGATCCTTGGTGGATTGAATTGGAATGGCATTTTCGCTGGGAAAACTTTGGCGGGGCAGCCAGGATTTGAACCCGGAAATTCGGTTTTGGAGACCGACGGTTTTCCATTAGCCTACTCCCCCGCTTATCAAAGGACAAAAGCAAACCCCGGCATGGGCCGGGGTTTGCATATATTTCAACAGGTTAACCTTGAAGGAGCATTACCTTTGTTTAAATCCACACACCACACACGGGAACGAGATGCGACGTTTTCAAAATACATCCATGTGTCTGGCCTTGTCAAGAAACAGCTGCTTCCAGTTCAGCTTTTTCTTTTTCCAATTCAGCCCGGCGCTCTGCCGGCGTCTTGAGGCTCTGCAATTGTGCCTCAATCTGCTTGCGCCGCGCCTGCCGCTTATCATCAACCTTCGACGCTATCTCGCGCCGCAACAGTTTGAGTTGGGTATCAACGAATTCGGGTTCGTCTACTTTCTGCGCCTCATACTCCGCACGCAGAATTCTGCCAAATGCAGCCAGAGCAACCATGTCGTCCACATTCAGACGATCTTTATTAAAGTTCTGAAAATCACTCAGCACGCTACTGCCTCCTTTCCTACGCTTTCAAAAACGTCCTTCAACTTCAACAGCTTTGTGGCCATCACTTCGTCGCACAATGAATACCGATTGGTCCTCATAGTGCTGACAAGATTTGGCAGGGAATAAAAATCAACGCTTTCGTCAATATCGAAAACCTGCATGTCGATACCGGCAGATTGCATCAAATGGGTAAACGCGTACGATTTGTTTCCACAGTGATACAGATATACCGTCGGCTCTTTCCCCGCAAAGGCCGCATATTGCGGATACACATGATGGAAGAACGGTGTCGAGTTCTCTCCACCGTCAGAGACAATGGCAATTCCGTCGATCTCTTCTTTGGTCTCCAGCATCCGCTGTAATCCACAACCGATCGAGGTTCCTCCATTGGCACAAATGTACTGTGTTGCCTTCTGGATCGCGTCCAGTGGCGCTCCGGACACGTCAATGGTCTGCGGCTGGGTATCGAAGAAGACCAGCCACACCCTGCCCTTCACCATTTTGGCCAGGGTTCCTGCAATCCGCCTGGCAATTTCGATGGCCCGCGCCATCGAACCGGACTTATCGCCCAGCACCAGCCAGTTGCCTTCCACACCCATACTCAGCAACTGACGATCCTGCAAACCGCGCAGCTTTTCCTTCAAGCCTTCATCGTCGATGGCTTCAGCTGCACGTGTCGTCTTCAACACGTTTTTTTTGCTCGATGCGGCCTTCTTCAGTGCCTCTTCAAAAGCTCCGCGCAATGCCGGATTGGTCTTCACACCCAGCTTCTCCAGCATTTTGGTGTTGGTCACCACTTCGGTCGGTGACATTTGCTGAATTAGCGCCAATACCACATTCGGATCCTTCATCTTTTCGCCCAGCGCACCGTTGGCCACAATAAATGGAATTCTGCGACTGATAATCTCGCTGGCCGCTCCCACCGGACTCATATCTTTCAGGTGTGTTACCACCTCAAAAACCGATCCAGTTGGCAATGGTGCTCTGGTCTTGTCCAGATGACGCCCATAAAGTACAACATTGATGCGATCCTTTTCCGGTCGCGCGTGTGCCAAAGAATACAATTCCTTCAACACCTTGTGATGCTGCAGGGCCAGCCGGTCCCAATGCCGGTCATTTTCCTTTTCGCGCAGCCATGTCCTCACCAAATGGCGAACGGTGCCCATTCTGCTGGCGTTTCCAAAGGCTTCACGACCGGCAAAGCGAAATGCGCGCAACAGCTCCCGCGGTCCCAGCAGCGCCAAATGCGCCAGAGAGTTTTCCCTTAATTCCGGTGGAAACGCAGGTTCGGCCAGCGTGATTACCGGCAATGCAACCTTTGCATCGCGTATTTGTCCGTTGATCCTGTCCCATGCAATCAGATGTGCCAGAAACTCGGGTTCCTGTTTGGCCGCCGTCATTCCAACCGCCAGATAATCCACAAGCTTGCCGTGCGGCGACTTCGACAACTGAGAAAGAATGTTGTTCTTTGTCAACCCGGTTTCCATGCCATCCTCCTTATGAGATTTTTCTCGCTTTCAGATAGTTCATAAAAAACTCGTAATCAAGCTTTTTCAGAGTGCACCAATCATTGGGATCCATCGCACCTTTGTCTTTGTTGCAACGACGGCAGCAACTCAAATAATTGGAGGTATCATTTTTTCCGCCAATCTCCAGAGGAATGAAGTGATCAATCGTTAACTGCACGTCGCCCATTTGTCGACCGCAGTAGATGCACTTTAGTCCATCCGCCATCCACACTTTTTGCTGAACAGCGCCAGAGATCTCATAACGCACTTTGCGATGAAACACCTTTTCAAGCGAATCCTGAACAAGAATCTCCGGCTGATCGGAACGTTGCAGCCAGTCAGTCCACTCTTCTGGTGTCAGGCGAAAGACGGGGGCCACGATATTCGGACCCGATCCAATCAACGGATCCATGAAACCGACGTTCGGCAACAATAAAACCGCCTGCGCTTTTTCGCCGCCGATCACCAGACCTTCAATTTTGAGAAGAGAGCCAACATCGCCCCAAAGAGCTGGCCGATGGCGCAGATCCAACTGATAGAACCTATCTCCGCTGGCCATTTTCTACCCTCGGTTATTTTTATAGCTGAAAGTCGTTTTTTACGATTTGGAAGCTGCCCTGGGGCTTCCGAAGAAGCCCCAATAACTGCTCAGCGAAAATCAACCAAATATGATGGAGGGCATCGGATTCGAACCGATTTAGAGCACCCCGAAAGGTACTCTTTTAGCCATGTAGCCGATTCAGGTAGCCATTGCTGGCAAGTCAGAAACGGTTTCTGCCCCCCAAAACTCAAAAGGCAAAAGTCGGTTTGCGTTCTGTGCGTGAAAGGCATGTAAGCAAACCAGTATCGCCTAAACTGGCTGGGGGAGACGGGAGTTGAACCCGCTTGGCAGTCTCCATAGGACTGTGCATGTATACGCTCACAGTAGCTGACTGAGCAGCAAGTCGCATGCGTTTCACGTTTTGCTACTCCCCCAAAACTATTCCCCGCAAGTCGTTCGGCAATCCCTTTCGGGATCAGGGTTGGAATCGAACCAACTACCCTCAGATTACAAATCTGATGCTCTACCAAATGAGCTACATGTAAGCCGCACAGTAACGAGGAAACTCAAACGCAACGCAATTCAATATACACCTTTTTGAAATGCTGCCACAAAATTATTTTTTTACTTTTTCGACCAGTCAAATTCGTTGGAAAACATATCGTTGCCGCTTTCATATTCTATTTTAAAATTCATCTCTTCCAGAATCGGCGGTATGATCTGCAGCAGCCCTGGAAGCTTCGGACATTGCATTCCTTTCACCCGTCCAAAAGCTTTACACAACCACGGCCGCACCGGATAAATCACGCATTGAAAGTTCATCTGATCGAGAAAGGCACAATCCGCCAGACGGCGTTTTTGTGCCGTTAGGCGCACGCGTTCCGCTTCAGGTAATGTCGCAATAAAAACGCGAATTTTTTCCAACCTTGCGCAGGAAAGCGGAACCGGTCCGCAACAGCGTGCCTTGCAGGAAGAACAAGGAAAGGAATCGCTCAAGAAGACACCTCAGTCTTCTTCTTCTTCAACTTCCGCGTCTTCGTCCTCTTCAAAAAAATCACATTCACAATCGTCAGCATTGCATTTGCTGTTGCCCGGATAACCCGGATCGCCGCCATGCTCATCTTCACTGTGGCCACACAGACAAATCAACATTTTTTCTTCTCCTTAGAGTTTCCTCTTTGATTTTTTTGCTTCTTGAAGGATCCGTCACTTCCGGAAAGCCACGCTCCAATACCTGATTCAGATTAATGCCATGGAGCGCAATGTAATGGCGAGGCACAAGCCAGGTACGAATCCCAAAAGTAACCCGGATATTTTCACCCAGTTCATCCACCAGCCTCTGCATCATCCAAGGTTTGCCACATGCGCACATCGTCTCTTCGATCATGCGCGCAAATATACTACAAAAAACAGCCTTGTGAAAGGAATTTTTCGGGGTAAATTCTTCTTAATTGAGCGTTGAAATTTTCGCAAAAGCAGCCTTTGTACGCATTTTTTGCCATTCCCGTTGAAACTCGACAAAAATCCTGTCTTCCACATTCTTTGGAAGCATCACGCCATGCTCCATAAATCCGACGAAGTCTATTTCGTTCGACATGTCAAAGCAGTCAAGACATAACAAGGACATTTTGTTTTTCTGTGCTTTGGCCACGCTGCCAGCCGTAGGCCAGATCGTGGCACCACATTGCGAGCAAACAGTTTTTTCGGCATTCGGCATCGGCACAGAGCCGCAGATAAGAACAATCGATTTCTCTTCACACATCTTTTTCCCATCCTTTCTACTTCCATTACAGCACGGGGGCCGGTTTCGGTATCCATTCAAGTCCAAACATCTTTTTCAATTTCGCCAGCACTATCTTCCGACGCCGACCAGGTTTTCCATTCGACGTAATATTGGTTACGTAAAAAAACACGGCATAAAGAAGTTGCGCCAAAGCCTGCGGAAAATCAGTCCATTGATGCGGCATCTGAAAAAGAATAAGCCCGGCAATGAAACCAAATACTATCTGCAATACAATTCGAAACACCGCCTGGAGCTGATCTATTCGCGAACATTCCCTTACAAAGTCTGGACGCCGATGCAATATCCACATAAAGTAACCCACACTACCAACACAAACAAATTTGAGAGTGACAATGACAGAATTCCAGACCGGAGAGGGTATATATAGTAGTAAATAGAGCAGGATCATACCCTGCTCCGCACGTTTCTGGCTGATCGAAAACCATTCTTCCAGCCAGAGTAACAACGTTTTTAGTCGGCAAAAAATCCACTGATCATAACGAATGATCCAATTCATGGGCGCAATTATAACGCGGAAAATGGCGACTGTCTTTGGAATCGAACCAGACTCTCCGGATTTTCAGTCCGGTACTTTTACCCAGTTGGCCTGGCGCATCCAAACGCCTCTATTTCCTCTTCAGCCGCTGAAACCACTGCGGAGGCCATTTGCTGTATTCAAAAGCTTGGCGAGTCCCCTCCCAGAGCCCCTGAAGGACCTCCTGATGCGTCTGCCAGTCATGATTGCTCGGCAACATTAAAAATTGCGATCCATCGCGGTCCCAGGAGTAGGTTTCATTCCCGGCGCATTCGTATTTATGCGGTGTGAGAGCACTGTCGTAATCTGTCAGCGTCTTCAACCATTGATTCTGTTTTCGCCGCACATTGCGGCGCGCGATTGTTTTGTCCCTGCTTGCGCTTCTGCATACACAGATGGCGGAGTACGGACGCCGTATCGATCTGCTCATGTTTTGGTGATCCTTTAGTCACTTACAACACGGCAAACCTCCTTCCAGGTTTTGGTGGAGCAGGAGAGAATCGAACTCTCGACCTCTGGAGTGCAAAACCAGCGCTCATCCCAACTGAGCTACGGCCCCACTTCATTTATCCGTTTCTAAATTCCGGAGTGCAGGGCCGGGTTCGAACCTGCACACAAATCTTTGGAGCTGACGACAGGGATTGAACCTGCGACCCTCCGATTACAAATCGGAAGCTCTACCAGCTGAGCTACGTCAGCCAAATTTTTCACTTACCAGTCAAATTTGTCACTTCTGGTAAATTTGAACGGTGGTTTAAGTGCTGCAAAGATCGCTTTCATCTGCTCCACCGATTGGTCCGATTTACCCATGATGCGCATTGTGACCTTGCCTTCACGCCTGGGATCATGCTTTGTATCAAAGTTGCGGAGCATCTGCATGAACTCCCGCGCATAATCGTCAGGGGAGCTGATTTCCAGAAAAACTTTCATGCGCAGGATTTTACCATGGAGGGAGGAATGGGAATTTTATTTTTTTGGCTGGGAAGGCGGGATTCGAACCCACAACCCCTGCGTCCAAAGCGCAGTGCTCTGCCGGTTGAGCTACTTCCCAATCGTTTTTGTTTCAAACAACTCTGCGCATAGTTCCGTTTTTGCGTTGAACCCAATGCTGGATCTCTAAAATCGATTTTCCCATCATCCATTTAAAAATCGGCGCGGTGTGTTGAACCCAATTATTTTTGCCGACTTCAATACCAGCACAGGCATAGCCAACATCGATCTGCCACAATTGCATTTTCTGATCCATCGATGCCTCGCTTATCACGGATTGGAAAAGTATTGCATCTACCCGATGCACTTTTGGTTCATTGTGCCGCAATAAAGAAGTAATTGCTGCCTGCTGTAAGAGTTGCATCTATGCGATGCACTGTCCATTCATTATGTTGCAAAGTAAGAGCGGCGAACCAGCGCCATGTAGTTGTTGCATCTATGCGATGCACTTTATGTTCATTGTGCCTGGGATTTCCTAGCATCATCGTGTTGGGCCTTACAGCGTTGCATCTATGCGATGCACTGTATGTTCTGTGTACCGTTCAACGCTAATCTCACGCTCCTTGACATCAAGGGTTGCATCTGTGCGATGCACTTTCAGTACAGAAAGAAAAGATATTTCATGTTGTCCTTCCTTTAAATCAAGCAGCCACATTTTTAACTTCAT